TCTTCACCTTTTAAAAACATAGCATGTAGCTTAAGGATGTTATCTAAAATTTGCTTTTCCATATTCATCTCTTAAATTTTTTTATCGGCCAAAAATAGTATCAGTCAGGTTTGCCCCAGTCAGGTCAGCCTTGGCCAGGATAGCCCCGTAAAGGTCAACCCCAGTCAGGTCAGCCCCAGACAGGTCAGCCTTGAACAGGAAAGCCCCAGACAGGTCAGCCTTGAACAGGTTTGCCCCGGTCAGGTTTGCCTGAGACAGGTCAGCCCCAGTCAGGTCAGTCCAAGACATATTTACCCCAGACAGGTTTGCCCCAGTCAGGTTTGCTAAAGTCAGGTCAACCCCAGTCAGGTCAGCCCCGCGTAGGTCAACCCCAGACAGGTTTGCCCTTTCCCCACCTTTTTCACCTTTTAAAAACATAGCATGTAGCTTAAGGATGTTATCTAAAATTTGTTTTTTCATATTTACCTCGTGATAATCTTGTTTTTAATTAAATTGAGCGTGTACTCCACGTTCTCAGCATTAGTGTTTTTCAAAGTATTGATACTGCGCTCTTTGAAACCTTTAGGTGCCTTACCAACAGTAACCATTGCTACGTTTGGTGTCAAGCGTTTAAGTGTGTCTAGCAAAGAAATTGCCAAATTAGGATCTTGCATACTAAGTACAATTGGAGTTACTTTCTCAGCATGGCCTTTTGCGATTGCAGTATCAGTAACAGCTTGTACTGCATTGATACCAACAATTTCCGAACCCATCTGATCATTGATAGCTTCTTTTACCAATTCACGAAAGTCAGATTCATTATTAAGCATACGGCGATAGCTTGCCTTGAAAATTAGCTGAGGATAGCCGATAATACCAAGCTTTAGAGCAATATCTTCTAAATGGCTGGAAAGAGTCCCAAGCATACTGGAGGTAGACTCACGGCCTTTGTAAAGCTGTGGATTTACACGAGCAGCCAAATCGGTATAGAAAGTTTCTGGGTCAGCTTTTAATACACCGTAGTCTTTTTCTAGAGCATCGGCGAGCTGATCGCTTTCCGAACCAACAGCGAGGATGAACACTACAGAGCGCATGAGCTCTTGAGCATATTCTGTACGGAGAAGCTTTAGCTGTTCAACAGCCTGGCGTTGACGACCGCGACGAGCGTTTAGAGTGGTTACTTCACCAGTTTCCACGTCTTCTTCGGCAAGTGCCTTGTTTGTCTTAATTTTTTCTACTAGTTGTTGCAATGACATATTTACTCCTTATTTGTTTTCTTATCGGCCAAAATAGTACCAGTCAAAACAGTACCAGAAAGGTTTGCCCCAGCAAGGTTTGCCTTAGACAGGTCAGCCCCAGACAGGATTGCCCCAGTCAGGTCAGCCCCAGTCAGGTCAGCCCCGGTCAGGTTTGCCTTAGACAGGTTTGCTTTAGTCAGGAAAGCCCTAGAAAGGTTTGCCCCAGACAGGTCAACCACAGACAGGTCAGCCTTAGACAGGTTTGCCTTAGACAGGAAAGCCCCAGACAGGTTTGCCCTTTCGCCACTTTCTCCATCTTTTAAAAACATAGCATGTAGTTTAAGGATGTTATCTAAAATTTGCTTTTCCATATTCACCTCTTAAATTTTCTTATCGGCTAAAATAGTATCAGTCAGGTTTGCCTTAGACAGGTTTGCCCCGAACAGGAAAGCCCCAGCCAGGAAAGCCCCAGACAGGTTTGCCCCAGACAGGTTTGCCTCGAACAGGTCAGTATCTGCCAGGAAAGCCCCAGACAGGTTTGCCCCGCGTAGGTTTGCCTTAGTCAGGTCAGCCCCAGTCAGGTCAGCCCCAGTCAGGTTTGCCCCAGACAGGTTTGCCCAAGCCAGGTTTGCCTTAGACAGGTTTGCCCCGCGAAGGTCAACCCCAGACAGGTCAACCCCAGACAGGTTTGCCTCAGTCAGGTTTGCCTTAGACAGGTTTGCCCCAGACAGGTCAACCCAAGTCAGGTCAGCCCTAGTCAGGTCAGACCCAGTCAGGATTGCCTCAGTCAGGTCAACCCCAGACAAGTCAGCCCCGTAAAGGTTTGCCCCAGACAGGTTTGCCTTAGACAGGTTTGTCTCAGACAGGTCAACCCCGCGAAGGTCAGCCCCAGACAGGTCAACCCCGAACAGGTCAGCCCCAGACAGGCTTGCCCTTTCGCCACTTTCTTCACCTTTTAAAAATATAGCATGTAGTTTAAGAATATTATCTAAAATTTGCTTTTCCATATTTACTCCTTATTTGTTTTCTTATCGGCTAAAATAGTATCAGTCAAAACAGTACCAGTCAGGTCAGCCCCAGACAGGTCAGCCCCAGACAGGTTTGCCCCAGTCAGGTTTGCCTCAGACAGGTCAGTATCAGCCAGGAAAGCCCTAGTCAGGTTTGCCCCAGTCAGGTCAGCCTCAGACAGGTTTGCCCCAGACAGGTTTGCCCCAGTCAGGTTTGCCCTAATCAGGTTTGCCCCGCGAAGGTTTGCCCTAATCAGGCCAGCCTGAGACAGGTTTGCCCCAGACAGGTCAGCCTTGGCCAGGATAGCCCCGAACAGGTTTGCCCCAGTCAGGTTTGCCCCAGACAGGTCAGCCCCAGACAGGATTGCCACGAAAAGGTCAGCCTCAGACAGGTTTGCCCCAGACAGGTTTGCCCCAGCAAGGTAGGCCCAAGCCAGGTCAGCCATAATCAGGTTTGCCCCAGCCAGGAAAGCCCCAGAAAGGTTTGCCTCAGACAGGTCAGCCACAAACAGGTTTGCCCCAGACAGGTTTGCCCTTTCCCCGCCTTTTTCATTGTTCAAAAACATAGCATGTAGTTTAAGGATATTGTCTAAAATTTGCTTTTCCATATTCGCTCTTTTCTATTTAAATTTTAGATACGTTTTTAAGTCTGTTAGGGATTTGAACTTGACCTTGAAGATGTCTGCCTGTATCTGTCCGGCAAAACTATCTGGATAGCTTCGCTGTACTACAAGCTTACCATCCGAAGAAGAGAATTCAACAAAAATTCTTTCAGATGCTTTGTTTATCGTTACCTTAAGCAAAAGGCCGCCCTCAAGATCTTCCTGCTTCAAAATCTTGTCATCTAGCAGTGTTCCTGGTTTTCTAATTTTTTGATTGTCCAAAACGTTCATTTAGTACCTTTCCTGTAGCCACAGCTGTAGCCTGACTAGTGCCTGTTAATCTGATATTACACCCTTTTACGTTTTCCCCTATCTCCCATCGAGTTACTGGTGTGCCGTAGTTAGAAGTAAACATCTTTTTGCCGTTGAGCCCAAGAGCGCCGACCACAATAATCCTTTTGTCGTAGCTCGCTGGAAAAACGTCACTCAGAGTCAAATCGACACCTGAATTCCCAGCCGCAGATACTATTGTAACACCATTGCCTAAAAGCCGTGCAATTATTTTTTGTTCTTTGTAGTTTGTTTGAGCGCCTTCGCTAGAATAATTGATCATATCTAATTTCAAGTTCAAGGCGTGCCGTAGCGCAGCATTAGAGGAATCGATTGATTCATTGTTTTTAAGATTCTTGCTATAATATTTAATGATCACCAGGCAGTAGTCGCCCTTGCCAGCAAATTTGGTTATAATGCCAGCAATATTAGTCCCATGACCATTGCTGTCTGATGGGACCGGGACTACTGTGCCAAATCTCATAGAGTATTCGTTATCACCAGAAAAGTCTTTGTGTCCGTAATTGCAGAGCTTTGCGCCCTTTGTCACACCGTGCCAACCAAAGCCAGTGTCGATGACCCCAACTCTAACAGTCTTTCCGTAAGCTGGGAAAGCGGTTAAAAGTAGGGATAAAAGAAGAAATACGTGCTTCATATTGAAAGTATAACCAAGACGGAATGTTAAATCAATGATAAAAATCACCCTTCAACCGTAACACTCATAATTGACATGTCTTTTTTAGCTACTCGCTTTTTGAAGAAAAAAGTTGCTATTGCGCCTTTTTTGAGCTCTGGTGGATAAATAAGAATACCGCTGTCGTATTGCGGCCAAAGAACTTTCTCCGAGATGTAGCCATCGCAGTCCAAGATCAATTTAAGGGCTGACTTTGTATTTTTAGAAAAGTCAAACTTTTTTGCATCAATTACATAGCAGGTAGCGGCTACGTAAATATCTTTGGTTACCTTGCAGGGGTCAATAAGATCCAGGCGTTCTAGCTCCGCGCCGCTTACAAGAGAGGTTTCATGTCCATTTGCGCTCATAACAACAATTTCTCTGCCATGTGAAACCAAGACTTTAGAAAATCTCGCTCCTAAAGACGTAGTGTCAATAGGCATACTTGGAAGTACGCTCTTGCGCATAGCAGCATCTTGCAGGGGATGAAGATTCATGTATTTCTCAGGCAATGTGGCACCTGTTGGGGCCAATCCTCTGAATTTACGACCTTCAGACTCTGCCTTTGCGACCTTGTCACGATAAATTTTATTTTGGACCGCATTTTCATATGCCAATAGCTTTTCTGCCAAATTAGCAGTAGGTGGAAACAGACTGTCTAAAACGTTTACATGGATAAGCTTGTGAGTAAGCGAAGGTCCAGCAACTTCTTTGTTGACATAATCTGCAATATCCTTATAGGGCCTGCCAGAAACAATAGGGTCGATAGTAGCATCACCTAGCCCACGGATAATGCCGAGCTTAGAGCGAATTTTACCAAGACTATGATCCACCACCATTGTGTCCGTTGACAGATTGATATCAGGCGGCATCATCAGGTCTTTTACGTAAGACCAAAACTCACCAGTAATTTCTTTTTCATCAGCATTCGTTAGAACTGCTGCCCACCACTCTAGTGGGTAGTAATGCTTCAAGAACACTCCGGCGTAGGAAATCATAGCATAGGCAACTGAGTGGGACTTGTTAAAAGAGTAGCGAGAGCTCGTCTCCATCATATCCCAAATCTTATCAGCCTTCTCTTGGCCAATCTTAGGTACAGCAGTGCTCATAAACACGGGTTTCATGTTCAAAGCTTCCACTTTTAATTTCTTAGAGAACAGACGGCGTAATTTCTCAGCATCTGACGGGGTCATACCGCCAAGCTCTTTCGAGATCTTAAGAGACTGCTCTTGGAACACGATGATGCCGTAGCTTTCTGGAATTAGGGCGGCTAGCTCTGGCAGGTCAGGGGTAGATCTGCCTTGACGACGCCAGTAGTATTCTTCGGCCATTGAGCGACCAGTTTTAGGGTCGATGTAATCCAATGGACCTGGGCGTACCAGGGCCAGAATGGTAGAAATGTCTTCAACTGACTCAGGCTTGATCTCTTTGACGAAAGGAATCATTGCCTTGGTGCTGATCTGGAAGATAGTCTCAGTAGAACCAGTCCAGATGGATCGGTGAGCTTCCAGGTCTTCTGGCAAATCCCAAACGTAAGTTTCAGTGCCCTTGTGAGTAAAATATCCAGTCTTAGGCTTCTTGCCGTGTTTTTTGTTGATCAGATTTAGGCAAACTTCAATATCTTTTAAGTTCTTAACTACGAGAAAGTCGTACTTGATAAGACCAGCTTGTTCACAGGCCTTTGCTTCATACTGCGTAATATTACCCTCTTTGGTAGGGACTATATCTCGAATCGGAATGTCAGATAGAACGAATGCAGAGGCGTGCTTAGAAAACGCCCTGGTAATACCCATCGCCCTGGATACGATAGCCCACTCTTCAGGGCGCTCAGTAACGTACTTTTTAAGTTCATCGGAAATCTCAATAAGACCAGGGACGTGAGCGCCATCGTTCTCATAACCAAATACGAATTGGGAGTCTGTAACGCCCTGTGGAGGATCTGGAAGGCCGTCAGTAAGGCTTTCGATTGCTGGCTCTACCTTGCCTTTAAAGTACCTGTTTGTGTCCTTAATGGTCGATTTTAGGCGCAGAGTGTGGCGCGTAGAGATCTGAGCGGCTCGATTGCCGTATTTACCATAAAGATAGCCTGATTTAGCATCTTTTCCTACCAACAGTTCTCTATCCGCAAAATCAGAATCCACGTCAGGATAATCCCCATTGGCCAAACGATCATTGGACAGAAACCTAGGGAAAGAAAGTCCGTATTTTATCGGATTTACCTGTGTAATTCCCAATAGATAGCAGAAAAGCGAACCTCCTGCAGAATTATGAACAGCGTAGTTGGAGGTTGTATAGCTATGGTCATCTTCTACTGTTATGTCAAAAACTCTATTTTCAGAAGTCTCTGAAACAGAAGTGATCTTGGCCATATACCCATCTTCATTTTCGAGCAATGTTTTGGATTTTGGGGTTTTTAATCCTTCAAATGTTATCTTATAAGACTCTCGGCAAATTTTGCCGCAGTTCACGTATCTGTAAGATTTTCTAGTATTCACAGAGCTTGGTATCTTTAAATATAGAAGCGCTAGTTTTAACTCTCCAATCATCGTATCACTAGTAGAACGCATATGTTCTCTAGCAATGCCTCTTTTGAAATTTCTTGACATGTGACTGTCAGCGTCGAAAAGTCCGATCAAAAGGTTTTTCAATAAGCTGTCATTTAAATCTAGAAATTGACCCAAATACTTTGCATGTGATTTATATTTGTACTCAGGAAACAGATGTTTGAACAGGCCCGACAGTGTTTCTCCATACACAAGGGCTTGAACCAGTTTTTTAGTTTTGTGTTTTACAAAAGAAACGCTTAATCCGAGACTTTTTGCCCATTCAGACAGCTCGTTAATTCCGTCTAGATCGTCGGAGTGATAAGCAATACCCCAACAAGCATGGTTTTTTTCCTGCTTGATCCAGCCATTGCCTATCCATCTTCCTATGATTTTTGCGGTGATTTCGTCAAATTCAAACCATCTTTTGCATTCAAATATGTTTAAACTGTCCTTTGACATACTGTAAAAGAAACTGTTTTCTTCTAATTTTACTATTTTGCTTTTGCAAAATTTGGACAAATCAATCCTGTCCAGCGTTTTGATAACTCTTTTGGGCCAGGGAACAAAAAGCATGTCATTTTTTTTAAAATTATCAGCAATGCCCCAAGCTCTTGAGTCGATATCCGCTGATTCAAGTCTTCTGATTTTACTCTTATGTGAAGAGCTATTTTTATAGAGCTCAGTCTCATGTCTTTTTATTCCTAAAAGTTTGTGATCTTTTGTTAATTTTATAGTTCCCCAACTGAACTCTGATTTGATTTCTAGAAGTTTTTCCTGTACGTCATAAGCCATTGTGTTTGTCACATGCTTTAAATTTCCAGAATGTCCAATTACCATGTCATTGACTGTAATATCTTCAAGATTTTTAAGACCCTTGTTCGTAAAAACTTTAGTATCACCGGCAAGGCATCCACGGGCGGGTCCAGTAAGCTGACCGTTGTCAGAGTAGTGCGTCATAATGTCGCAAATAGGCAAGAAATAACCAGTCAAATCTTTGTTTGGGTTCTTTACAATAACCTGTATTTCTTCTTTTAAGCGATCAACCCAAACTGGATCATCCCATTTCATTCGACCATTCTCTCGGATGATCTCCATAGCCCTTTTGATCTGATTTGGAGTGGAATCCACCAAGCGCCAATCGTACTTAAGAGTTAGGCCATTGAATTGTTCTGCCCAGCGACCATTCATGGCCAAAAGACCGTCCACGGATGCTGGGTTAAAACCCATTACGTTTGTGAGATAATTGCTAACCTCTTGAGCTGTTTTCATATAGAAGCTAGAGTGAATATTATCATTGCCTTCTAAGCGCATGGTTTGTACGATTTTGTCGCCAGCGCTAGCATAATATGCATAGTCGGACACCATCAAATTGGCACCGTGCTTCCAAGAAAGGGCTTTTAAGAATTTATTCACCGTCAAGATAGCATCGCCGCCTGGAAGAGGCAGAAATCCCTTGTGAATCTTTACGGAAGAGATCTTCTTGTTGACCTCGTTAAGCATTTTGTTGGAATAGCTGTTGATCAAAACAAAATGTCCAGATCTTTCTAGATCCTTAGCTTTCATCATCCTGGCCTTATTGGTCGTAACCATATCAGCCGCAAGCATAGACGTAGATGTTCCGTCATCAAACTTAACTTCAACTACGTTCTGCCACTTCTTTGACATTGGCTCTACAACAAGGGCACTCCAGACGCGATTGCCAAATATTTCCTTAATCTTTAAAAATACCTGCTCACCCTGAGCAGGCTTTCCCGCTAGAAGAACCTTCCCAACGATGCAATGCGGGCCACCAAGGACGACAGAAGTATTGAATTGAGCCATGTGCGCAAGATCCGCCCAGGCCCAGAGTTGTTGTTTTTCTTCGCGGATTTGCGTGGTCGGGAAATGTTCTTTTGATACATGTTTAGATAACTCCTGATATGCAGTTTGGTCATGGCAATATAGCGAGATTGTGAAATACTTACACCGATCAGCATCTGAGCCGGTTACGATAGGACATTTAGAATCTTTGAAATAGACTTCGATACCAGGAATAAACTGGATATTGCGTTTTTGAGATTCCGTTGCTGATTTTGACTTGTCAGGCTTACAAAAACCCATTGCTTTCAGGGAAGATGACAAGTGACCATGGTCAGTATAGGCAAAGTAATCTCTGCCAAGTTCTTTGGCCTTATCGACAAGTGCTTTTACTGTAGATCCGGTAAGGGGGGATTCTGCATGGCAATGTGGGGAGGCTCGCATTAAAAATACCTCTCAACATACTCAACAAGATTGTGAACCAGTTCTTTAGTGATATCTGTTTTTAAGAACCCCAAGGTTCTATTACGTCTAGGACGGCTTTTCATTTCTTCAATTCTCCAGCGTAGTCTATGAAGGCTTTTATCACAGCTTCACGCGCTTTTCCTTCATATTCTGGCTCAGAATAGTGCCAACCAAAGGTTAGAACACTGCTTCTGTCGCCACTTAAATCTAAAATCAATTCGTGACACCCATAGCTGTGGCTGTAGAAGTAATGGTTATCAGGACATTTCTCACTACCATCCTCGCTTAAGTCGCCAGATTTAATCAGCTCTTTCTTGCAGAAAGGACATGTGTTCATAACATCCTGCTGGAAATGAACAGTAAAGCGCAGATTGCCGATACCGCTATACAGTGGTGACCTGTATAGTGCTGTACCCCAGCATATACTCCAGCCAACAATAGAATGTCCACGAGCATCGCGGTGTTCATTTTTTATCCATACAGTCTTTGCGGGCATATCTTTGACACACATCTTGCCCAGTATCGCTGTCCTCATAGCATACCATGATAGCTTGACGCCTACAACGCTCTTCCTTGTTTATCTCTGGGGTCAAAGGAACTGGCTTGACAATCTCAACAGGTGAGCATGATGTAAAAAGCAGGATTGTGAGCAAGTATTTCATTTTATTTTCCAGATTTCATAATGCTTTTTCCAACGCATTTTCATAATATTAGAAAATTTTCGTTTAGAAGACCTACCTTTATACTTATGGATAGCATGAGCCACAGTGTCATTAAACGTAACAACCTTCATCGTAACACCTAAATCTTCTACAGTCAATAGACTGCCGCTTTCCAAGCTCATTCAGCCTCTAAAAGAGCAATAATATCTTGCCCACTAGAGTTTTGTTTCTTAGATTTCATTAGGTCAAGCACGGCCTTATATACGTCCAAACACATTAGGGTATCTTCTTTAGCATTGTGAGCTTCGCGCTTAGGCAGTCCAAGATAGTCCACGATAGGGCCAAGGGAAGCTGCCGTTGAAGGCCACCATCCTGAAGAGATGAAGAGCTCTGCCCAGTGCATTGTGTCTTTGCCTTTATGATGTACCAGGGCGGACCACTCGTCTTTTGGTATCAAATATTCCCAAATAAAATTAAGGTCAAATTGATAGTTTTGACCCAAAACCTTGAGATTGGACCAGCGACCGTTCTTCTTGAGGTATTTTTTGAGCAAATGTAAGATCAACACCTTAGCCTCTGCATACGTAACAAGGTCTGGACGTGCAAGATGGTCCTGTAAGTTAATACCATTCACCCTCAGGGCACCCGCTTCAGCAACAGGGATGCGCCCGTCATTTGGCTTGAGAGCCAAGTTAAGCTCATCTACGATCTTCATGTCCTCATCTACAACGCACATATAGAATGTGAGCATGTCGGCCTTCTTTTCGTCTAAGCCGCCTGTTTCTGAGTCTAGTGGTATCAAATAATTCATTTTATCCTCTTTTCCGTCACCCGATATAAAACTATCCCTTGGGATTTGCTGGCGTTTTCAACCAGGTCTTACACCCAAGACATGTTACTTCAAAATCGTGTTCAGTTACAGGAGCATTGTAGTCACTGTTTCCACAGGGAGACGGTGCGTCAAGCCCTGGTAATACCAGGTGAACCAAAGGTCGTTGGTTTAAAATGTCCCTTAGTTGTTGATTTTCGCCCTTTGATTCCTCAAGAATTTTTGTAAAAGCAGGGTCTTTAAACAATAAGGAAATATCATCAGGCACCAAAGAAGAGGGCTCATTGGTGTCGGTTCTGCACTTGAAAACAGCTTGCTTAAGCTTGTCTTGGATTTCACTTACATCTACAATGGTCTTATCATTGGTATAGCCAGCTTTCATAAGCTGGTTTAGAATATAATTGCCAGTATTTGGACGCACCTTAAGATCTGGATAGAAAACTTCTATAGCATTGTTTATAATACTCTCAGCGTCTTTTTTGTGTTTTTGACTCATCGGTGTTTATCCTCTTTGATCTCCAAGACTGCTCCGCGAGCGCCATGAGAATCTCTATTATGGTCTTCCACCACGTTTTTGTCAAGATCTATAATTTTCAGCACACCTTTGTACCAAACACAAAGTATACCTGTTTTCTTGGTTCCTACCAGGGTGTCACCGCGCTCTATAGCATCTGCACGGTCCAGCTTCTCCTGTTGCTGCAAACGGCCTAAATTTGCTAACTTATCGCAGCGCTCATTGTGTTCATTGCCATTGTGACCACGCACCCATTCGGTTTTACAATTAGTAAAATCTACAAGTGCCCGCAGTTCTTTGTATTTTTCGATTTTTTCTTGTTGTTTGAAGGAAAATTTGCCAGAAGTCCAGCCAAGCACAAGTTGTGAGTCTGATTTAACAGTTACTACAGGGGGTACTATTCCTGCAACTTCAAGCAGGCCCAAGACTGGGCCGACTCTGAGGATAATCCTGTCAATAGCGGCCTTAAGCCCTTGAATAACAGCTTCCATCTCCGCATCATTGTTGGTGGCGTTTGGCATATAGCCATTACCTTCGGAGTGTTTTACACCATCTACGATCAGCACAAACCCATATCCGCCAGGTTTGTCTGCCGTAGTAGCAGACCCGTCAGTAAATACTTCTATATGCATCTATAGAGTGTATATCACTATTCAGACATTTTCAAGCGTAATTGTGCGATTGATTCTTGGTATATTGCTTCGATTTCTTCTTCAGTCATGAGCAACACTCTGGCGATAACGGTGTTCTCTACACCATCTGGATTTTTAGACATAAATTTAGAAAGGGAATTGCTCATCTTAGGGCAACGGATATAGTCCTCTTCTTCGACAATCTTTTTTACAATTTCAATTTTATCCATTTTCTTGCTTTCCAAAATTAATGTACAAAATGTTGTTGTCCAATCTGTGCATGAGTTCTTTGTGGTTGTCCTGGGCCTTTTTGAGCAGATCTGTCGCCTTCTTGAATTCATGGCCAATCTTAACGCGTTCGTTGCTAACCTGCAAGCGTTTTACTGAAACCTTTGCGAGATCTTGCTTAGTTTTTACGTATTCTTTAACCAGGGTAATAATTTTGTCCTGCTTTAAAGTGTCTATGTTGTCTTGAAGAACGTATTCGTTGAATTCTAAAGCAGCGAGCTCTTTATCCAAAGCCTCTAGCTGAATCAGATAAGTGCGCTCGCGAATCTCAAGATCCTTTATCACTCGTTCCGATTTTTCCACTTCTTCTGTGCGACCAGCCATATCAGTCTAACTGAATCAGAAATCGCTTGTAAAAGGAGGTCTTACGCTTAATAGAATCAGACTTGGTACGTTCAATGTAAAAGTTAAGGGTCTGAGATGGCTCACAGTCAAATCCAAGAACTGTGCTAAACCCGTCATTTCCTGGTACATTGCCGTTGATTACAATCTTGCCAATCCCAGTTTCCATCGGCTCATGGAAATGACCGCCACGGATAAAGGTAACAGGCTTCTTGAGCTGGTTGATACGCTTGGACATCAAAGATTCGATACCCTGAGCCTTATTGGAACCTTTTACGTTATCGTAATGCTCATAAACCACGCCTTCACCGTAGATCTCTAGATACTGATAAGGTTCAACTGGAATGTGCCATTTAACGTTATTAAGTTTTGCTAGTTTTCCAAACTCTTCTAGGGTCTTATAGATGATCCAGGTTACGTTTTCTTCGCCTACATTGACAAAGGTACGGTGTTCTTGGGTTCTATCGTGATTACCGGCAACTCCTACTGCGTCTACAGTAGCACCTAATTGTTTCGCTGCCAAAACAATTGGAGCGTATAAAAGGTGGAACATTTGAGTGATAGCTTCCTGAATTTGTTTGGAATTTCCGAATTCACAACCTTGAGCACTTTCTACACCGTGCATTGTAGCGGATTCGATCAAGTCTCCGATAAAAGCCAAAATTACCCTATCGATCTTGTAGTGTTCTGCTGCCCTTTGCATCTCTTTGATGGTTGTGTCGGCAACCTGCTTCAGGCGGCGTTTCAGGACTTCATGATTAAACGTCTTGGTGAGCTTGCCAACGTGAACGTCGGATATAAGGAGCTCAAGAGTCATGCTCTTCCTGTTCCTGCCAGGGTGAGGCAATTTGAGAGGCTTAGCGGTGATCTTAGCTACTTCTTTGGAAGCGGCCTTCACGGCGTCCAGGATGCCTTCGCGGTTTTCCCACTCTACCAGAATCTTCTGGAGATCCTTGGAGTTTAAAGAGTTAGACTTGCGTGTTCTGGCTACATCACGGAAAATCTTAACATATTCGCCATCGTTTTCCACACGATCTCGACTACGCTGATAGCCAGATTTAACGGCCTCTAAGCTCTTGTCTTTTCTGAACTTTTTGTTAAACTTTTCTGTAATATCCGCCCAGGTCAGGCTTGGGTTTTCTTTTTGCGTAACGAGATATACAATCTCAGCGTCTGTAAACTTTTCTACTATAACCATCATGCCTCCAACGCGTTGTCATTAAAGATTCGGACAGGACTGTAGATTCCGCTAAACACAGTATATTCAGCGGAATCTAACGTGTTTATTTACGCGTTGCTCTGAGCAGCTTCTTCAGCTTTAGGTTCAGACGGCGCTTCTGCTTCTTGGGCTGCTGGTTCTGGAGCGTTGATTTTGTAAGTTTCTAGAATTTCAAAACGAAGCTTTCCTTCTTCTACGATAACAATATCACCTGGCTTAGATGATTTGATTTTCTCTTGTGTAGTCAAAGGCATTGCCTTGAGCGTAAACTGTAGGCGGGGATTTACCACCGTACCGTCTTGGTCAATTTCTCGACCAACAACGAAAGAGTTTTCTTGAACAACTTCTTCAGCAGTCAAAACACCGTTTTTAACTAGATTGTCAATTTTGTCTTTGAGATCTTCAATGTTGTTTTCGATCATTACCTTTGCAATATCATCATCTTTCATGCCACCCAATTTAGCCACAGCATCAAGTTTGTTACCAAGTAGCTTAACAGCTTCTTTGATAGTCAAAACATCGCGTGCAATGTTATCGGCAGTATGATAGAGGCTCATGAAAGCGTTTTCAAGAGATTCGATACGTTGAGCTGCAGTTTTCTTGCTTACAGCGGGGTCTTGTTGTTTGTTCGGGGTCATTTTGTTCTCCTTAGAATTGTTATATCACTTAACTTAGTTTTTGAGCGTTCATTAACGCCATGATTGCTGATACTGTACCTGTTTTGTCTGCTTCTGTTGCTCGTATGTTGGCCAACATTTCTTCTTGATGCGAGGTGGGCATTGGAATAGCGTTAGCAGGAGGCCTGGCCTTCAACGCGCTCTGACGTTCGTGCATACGTTGCATTCGAGCGGCTTTCTCTTCTTCTGTCATTTTTTCAACAGGCTTGCCGATAGGTTTTTCTGACTCTGGGGGTAACCCAAGAAGCTCTTCTGGACTTCGTTTAGCTGCTACTTTTCTTTTAAGTGGAGCGCTAGGGCCTTTTGCCAATGGCTGAGATTTTTGCGTTGGTCTGCTAGAAGTCATCGGTTTGATACCAGTGCGTTTAGCAGGAGCTTGAACTGGGGCCACATATTGCTCAGGCTGTTCTTCTTCTGTTTTTCCGCCCGACATCTTAGACGCTAGTTGTCTCAAAAGCATAACTTCAAGCTGATTAAACTGAGCGGCCATAGCAGAATTATGATCGGCATAGGCTTGCATAGCCTTCTCTTGTCGCATACCAAGCATGATCTCCATTCGCTCTTTGGCAAATTTCTTGATCTCGCGTTGCACGCTTTTTACGGCACGTTCATCTGCGTCGGTTTCGCCAAAGAGATCGCTGTTCATAACAAGCTCGTATAGACGACCCTGTTCTAGACGAAGTCTGGCATCTGACAACACTTCTGAGTAATCTTCTTCTTCGTCTTCTCCGTATTCTTCGTATTCTTCAGCCACTTCTTCTACTGCTTCTTCTACTTGCCGACCCTGCTGTGCCTGTACAATGAGCTGTTCGCGAGTCATGCTTGTTTTAGGCATATACATGGGTGCAGCGCCCTGGCCCTGTACCGGATGATCTAGGCTTACTTCGTCTGGAATGTCTCGGAACTCTTCGTTCTCTTCGTCGTTCCAATTAAATTTGTTTGACATCTAATGCTCCTGTTTTGCGAAGATGGTAGCTGTATGCTATCAATAGCGCATCTGCCGTATCTTCGTCTTTTTTTCTTAAGGGGGTTGAGAGAAAACTACCAAAGACTTCGTTAGCTCTTCGTATATTGATATGCTTTCTGCTTAACCTGCCTATGCGCTTGCCATTTTCATCATAGGCAATGTTAGTGCCCTTTTTCTCTTTGTATTTCTTAACATCATCGTTGTGCTTCCTTTCGCTCCTGGTCATCTTACACCCAGTCTCTCTACGCCACACCTCGGTCATGGTGTACACATTCTTAATACTAGTGTCCTTTACATATCTTGCCACAAGGAAGTGTATAAACTCAAGGATTTTTTGTGAATGTGCGCTTTTTGATCCACCAGCTGTTTCTTCAATAATCAAAACATCTGGGTGTAGCTCTTCTATAAGAGCTTCAATTTTACCAAAACATATATAGGCCCAGTCTACAAATGAAGCAGGATAGGGTCCATCGGGTCTTTCAATCTTAGGAACTTGACCATAGCGCTCAAGATCGTATGTATCATCTTGACTGACAATGAGAGCCCAGCCGGTCTTGGTACTGATATCCAAAGACAGGACTCGTTCTTGTCGATGGGATTGAGTTCCAGAGAGGGTCACGCGCCGCCTTTTTCCTTAACCATCTCGATCAAATACTTGATTTTAAGTTCGTTTTCCTTGATACCATCAAGATAAGGGCCTTTAAGCTCTTTCAAAAGCTCTTTAGCTTCATCGATCTTTTGGTTGTCGTCCATTGCAGTCTGGATCTCGTCGTTATTTTTAACGAGCTTGGTCAAACGAGCGTTCATGTCCGTTACGCTCATGCCATTCGCTTCTTCAACGAAAGTTGGGTACTTCTTCTCTACTTCACGCTTTGCTTTAAAACTATCCATACAGTAACTCCTCTATTGTTATATTCTTACCATAAATTTTTTGTAACCTGTCCTTGACAATACAATCCGAACAGAATTTATGCTCAACAGCATTTTCAAGGACAATCTCCGTTTGCCATCCACTATCTTTATCACGGCGATGGACTATTGTTAGGGTTTTATTTCTAACCGGAACTTTCATATATTCAATTTTCATACACCGAAAATCTCTGGATCGGAATACTTACCATCAGTGCTTCTGAATAGCTCTGCGGTATTTGCTGAAGACACCGCAATGATATCTTGACCAACTACTACAAATTTTAAAACAGTGTTTTCAAATCCTAGCATTCCCTTAGAAGCTCTAGACGCGATCTTGTTGGTGTCAGTGCCTTTAACTTTTCCCTTGCGGAAATGGCGCGCTAATACTCTGTAATATTCTCTGCCAATCACCACATAGCTTGGATCTGCATTGTGATTTTCTACCATGGCGGTAGCCTGGCTTTCTATTTCAAGCAAGATCTCTATGGCTTTCATTTTTTCGTATACTCCACCTTTGTCAGCTTCCGAAGAAGCTTGTTGCCTGTTAAATAGTTTAACACAGATTCTAGCATTGCAACAGAAGATACATCCATTGATGAAATTTCTTTACCAGAAACGTTCAAGGGAAGAGACTGTCTTACCCACTGACCTTTGGCAAAACTCATTATAGTTTGAATGTCGTAGTAATTAATCGAGTGTTCCAGTTCACTAATAGCAAAATGCTTATCAAATATTGCTTTCAAATATCTGAACTTGTCTTCCCCACGAAGATTTGACTCCTTCGTTAGGTATTCTCGCAAATCACTTTCTATATTTTTTAGATCTGACATTTTACCCCCATCAGGCTATGGTGCTAAAAGCCCCATCGCGAATAACTACGATTCTGTTGCTGACCATTTCCTTAACTTCTTGATTATGGTCAACGATTATAAGTTTCTTACTGGAATTGGAATTCTTCAAAACCTCTAGCGCCATTTCGATCTCCACCGGACCCAGTCCAGTGAATGGTTCGTCTAGGATAAAAAAGTTAATTCCTTTCCCAGATACTGATTCTATCAGGTCAATGACGGCTAGGTCAATAGCCAAATCCAGAGCAGAGCGCTCGCCGCCTGAAAAAGTTTCGATTGGGATATCTTCTTCGCCATCAGAATGGATTACTGCAGTAACCTCTTCTTTAATAGCGCCTTTGCCTGTTTCACGAGTTCCTTCCAGCTGAATTGTCGCATTGGCCATGTTTGGTATATTGCGAATAATCCTGGTAGCTTCTTTGCTGATTGTCTCTAGGGCATCGTCGAAAGAACAGGAAACAAAGATCTTAAGAGCTCGCCTACCCTCTTCTACCATCAGAATCTTTTGAGCCAAATCACTGGTCTGAGCCGTAAGACTGAATACTTTATCAGCATATCTGGACTCTTGCGCCTCTAGGTCTTTTACTGACTGTTCATACCGCTGTTTAGCAGTATTGAAGCCGGTCATCTTAAAATTAGCCTGGGTCCAAACAGACTTGTCTAGATCTGATTGTCCGCGTACTAGCTGTTGTTCTTTAGACTGGTTTTCTTGTAATTCGCGTAGCTTAAGGGAAAACTGGTCAGATACAGTTTTAATCCGACTATTTTCGGCAAAATTGTGCCGCGTCTCTTTCTCTTTCTCAGATGCAATGTGAGCCAAAAGAACTTCTTCTTGATCTTTTTCTGCCTTAACATTTACGGTTCGCGCCACAGTGTCTGGCAGAATAGCGTTGATCTTAGGCTCTACTTCATTGTTAAGTTCGGTCTCGGCGACTTGCCCATTTTCGATTTGAGGACGAATTTGTTTAAGTTGCTCAAGCAGGTTAAGCTCTGAAGTCTTGGCGTTTTCTGTAAACCAGCTCTGTTCGCAAGTAGGGCATATGGCGTCTCTGATTTTTTTAATCTGTGCAGCTATATTGACAGCATCTTTTTTTAGAGAGAGTCCGATAACGCATTGGTGCTGTAGACTAGATTTCTTAAGATTTAGAGCCGCTAGCTCCTGCTTAGCCCTGTTCATGCGCTCAATTTCTACCATTCCGGCTTTTTGAATCACATCGCGGATTTCTTGCAATTGTACATTATACTGCTCATAATCGGCCTTGCTGTACATTGTAATGCTCAAATCCGGCCTTATCTTGTTGAGCTCTTCTGTCTGAAGTCTTTGAGCGCTCATAAGAGTGGTCAGCGCCATCTCAGACAGGTTTGAAGCGGTCTTAAGCCTCTCCACAACGTCTGGGTGTACCTCTTGGGCTGGTGGTGTTCCTACCCCTTTTACGGCGCTCTGAGTAGCGGTTAGACCTTCTGTATTAGAAATCAAGGCCTTGTCCGCAGTTTCTTTTTCTAAAAGCAAGGTTTTAAGTTTCTTATCTATGATTTCAGCTTTAGATTTAAGATGGCTTAGATTAAGACAATCCATAAGAAATTCATTGGTTTCCTTAGGCGTGAAACTAAGAAAGAATCCGCCTTCTTTCTGGCGCTTATGACAAATTTTGCGGAATAGTTCACGCGGCATTGCCAAAATGATGTCCAGGTTTTCTTCAGCCAGTTTGCTGTTCCCAGACATGTCTAGACCGGCACCTTCTATAGAAAGACCCTTAGCCTTGCTTCTGGAGATTTTAATAGGCTTTCCGTCTAAAGAACCTTCCGCCCAAACAGAAATGCCATTCTTTGTCAAACGGGACTGTAGTTTGCCTGCAGGAATTTTATTGAAGCCAAGGAGGTAGTCCCAGGCGTGAAAAATAGTAGATTTAGCCGCTCCAGATCCGCCTCCGGTATTCTTGTTGATACCGTCAATTTGAACCAAATTACCAAGGGAGCTAAGCTCAATCGTTTGAGGTTCAACAAAGCGCCCTATGTTTTCCCAGCCAAGTCGATCTATAATAAACATCTAGTCCTCTCGATAGTCCTTGTTTGATTTCTCATGATTCAGCTCTATGATGTTAGGAACAATTTCTACCGCCCTAGCCTGAACGCCGTTGTCTACTGTTATCTTAGACCCAGATGAAGGTGCTGACAAGATCTTTTTTGCTTCCTTTTTACAGGTCTTACAAACAATACAGGCAGGTGCTTGTGACACCTGCCTATGAAATTTCTTGTCAACGTGTCCTTCTGAGCATTGGTATGCAAAGATAGGCATGTTGATTAGTATCCCTTGATAATCTTGCGTTCGGTCTTATTGCTGATGCTTTCTTTAACCTTCTGATTGATCTCGAACAATTGTTCAGAAGTCAATCTAGGCTTAACTGGTTCAGAGTTGTAATTACCAAACCAACCTTCTTTTTCAGATTTCTTCTCTTCTTTGGTATTGATATCTTTAAAGAGAGCTTCGCCATCAACCAGAACCTTGTATCTCAAAGCGTTGGTGTTAACTGGACAATTATCTTGCTCGGCAACGATTTGAACAGCCCTTCCCATATAGAAGAATTCAGCCAAAAGCTCATTGCGTGTACCTTCAAGGGATCTGTCACAAGAAGCAGTAACAACCCTATCAGCAAGACCTTGATCTACACAGTCTTGACCATCACACCAGTATTCATTCTCGATCAAATCGCGGTACGATTTTAGGGTTAGTTTTCCACCAGAACGGCTTACAGCAACTTCGTCCATGCGAGTAACGCGTTTTAGGTAGTAATTATATCGACTGTCCAATTGACCAGGGAATTCACCAGAAAATCCACCACGGGCCTTATGACTCATGAGGGTACCGTTTTTTAGAACAAGACGATCACCAAGACCTTGAGCGGTTTGAAAGCCCATGGAAGCGGAGAACACGTTGATACTGTGTACGGGACGGTTCATGCTCGAAAGGTTCTCGATAAGCTCAAGACCAGCATCAATTGAGCCACCTGGGCTGTTGATTACGAGGTACAGAGGGTCACCAGAAGGCAATCGGGCATCCATAGCTTTAGCGGCTAGGGTTAGCTGGGCTACAACTTCAGAGTCAAATACGTTGTTGATAGTAATACTATTGTCCTTGGTAAGAATAATAGCGCCTGGGGATGCAGAAACAGAAGCGGAGCTTTTGGCCTCGCTTGAGCTCTGAGCAGATGTCTTGCCAGAAGATTCCGCTGCAAACGAAACATTTCCTAGCAATGCAAAAACCAATACGAGTCCAATTAGATTCTTCATTTTCTTCCTTTTCTTCCTTATTTTAAAACCAGTTTTCCTGATTTCTGTTTGTCTTGTTCGCGTCTTAGATTTACAAGATCTTTTGACACGTTTCCGATTGTTTTAGATTTTGACGCAGCATCAGTTAGCTTGCTGCGATTTTTGAAATTTTTATTTTTCATTTTTTTTACTTTCAAACACTATCTTATCATTAAAGTAGATTTTTACAAGAACATCTTTCCAAAAAAGATTTCTTACCCATTTCTCTATTGCTTCAAGGCGCAAACCTAGAGCTTCTTGATTTCTGGATTCGTCTAGCACTAGACGGTAAGACACAAGAGGATTGTGAGTAACTGGCTCATCTTTATCGGTTTTTTCGTAAGACAGATCGTATTCGAGTTTCGCCTCCTTAATACCGTCAAATGCTATAAAAGGATAGTTCTTGAGATTTAAAAGCTGAACATCACTGATTTTATTGCTTAAAACAGCGAGCCTAGACATCTCTTTTACTTTATCAATGCTGTCCTTTTGATCGTTCATATAATCGCCAGTTCTTTCAAAAAGTTGACCATCGCCTGTTTATCCACCCCTGCAATGGGCTCAAATTGGTCCATCAGGAACTGTTCCAGACTTTTACCGGTCTTACGACTGGCAGGCCTAGATTTATCAGTTATCTTAGATTTTACACTAGCTTTACCCTTAAGGGAAGCTTTTTGTTTATTGACCCATTCGGATGAACCAATAAGCTCTATGGAAGCCCTGGAACCTTCTGGAATTACCGGAGAGTTGTCCCCTTCTTTCCATTGATATTCTAGGATCGGAGAACACACTTTAGAAGTGTCAACATATTCTTCTGCCAAAATTAAACCTGTAGTGTCATCGTGGTCTACGATCCATAGGCCTTTTTCCTCGTTTGCATCTGAAGCAGTATCCCATTTGGCTGTGCCTGGATAGATCACTTGCTGACTCTTGTTGGTCACGTAACGCTGACGATTATGAATGTGACCGCTGATAAGCAGAGGATAATTCAAAAGCTCTGGATCAACCCCGCCTGGTGCGTACATGCCGCTCTCAAATCTAGACCCAGAATAAGTGGTGTGAGATACGAGGATTTTGGCTCCACAAGTCTGAAGATGATTGGCAGCCTCTACGAATTTATCATTGTCATGGATATAGGGTACGTATCCTATAAAATCGATAGCACTTGCGCTATCGATGATTCTTAAGTTCTTTTTACGAATGCGTTTAAATACGTCCAGGGAGTGGTAAGACGCCTCGTTGTTTCCAGGCATGTCGTGATTGCCAACCAGGACTACTACTTCGCAAATGTCTGCTAGATGGTCCAGCCAATGATCCCAAAAATCAAGCACCTCTAAGCGTACCACCGCATGGGTGTGAAAAAGATCGCCTAGGATTTCTATGCGGTTCACGCTATATTTCATAGCAGTATCGACCACGAATTGCAAGAGCTTTTCGGCTTCGTCTCGATTTGAAGTTTTAATATGCGGATCGCCTAGGCGCAAAATTTTCATTTGATTTCCCTACACTGATCTGATAGCCAAGTAATAAAAAACGGTCCTATTGTCAACATCTTACATCCACAAGGGCAATCGTTTTCAAAACTAAAATTTTTAAACGTTACAGGTCTAATCAGCCCTGCTTGAAATCTTTTGACAGTGAAATACATTTATTTTTGATCTTCCACGAATTCTATGTGAGAGGCGTCTACGATAATGAAGTCACCTTCTACAGCAGAACTCTTTAAGGTGTTCTTAGCCCAAGGACTATTGTGCAACACTTCTTCGCGAATGTAAACAGTAGAACCCTTTTTTAGAATAACAGATACACTGTTTATTGAAGCATCGGCATCGACTAAAAGTTTTAATCCAATTACCCGATTCTTTTGGCCAACCATTGCGATACCGTGCCTAATCTCTGACTTGAGAGCTTCTGCTTTGTAGGGTTCTAGGATCAACTTGTTGAACGATTTCATAGCTTAACGCCTTTCAATTTAAGAACTTTCCTGTGCATCATAGAAAGATTTTTTGCAGCCGCCAACATACGAGATGTTTCTTCCTGCTGAATGTATTGGCTTTCTATATCCTGAGTCTCATCTGCGGTATACTGATATACCCCCTGACCTTCTTCGTTCACTGTGGCGTCTGCGCTGACAGTAGAGGCGGCGCTCATAAGAGAGGATAGCTCAGAAACCGTCACGTTTTCTTTAGGGATAGTTTTGCCATCTAGCTTGTCCTGCTGAAATGCTCTGTTTACGGCGCTAGCCAGTTCGACTGGATCATTGATGCCTTGGCGACCACGAATGGTGTGAGCCTTATAGAGAACTCTCTTATCCGAAGGATAAAAATGGAGCATTGTCTCTGAATAACTATCGATCATGTTTCCTACCATCCTGCCAATGCACACCGAGCGGAACACTGGAGAGTATTTACCAACATATTTATCGACGCCTGCTGCCAGTCCCATCGCACAGATATTGACAAAATCTATGAGAGTTAAATGGCCCCTTGGAGTCTTCCTGTAAAACAATTTTGCCCTGTTGATTGCCAAAGGCATATTGTTCTCGATCAACCTGTTTCGAGCTACGTGTACTCTATTGTACAGCTGTTCGGCACGTTTTGGGAAGGGGCCAAGCCAACTTTTACGAATAAACTTTATAAGTTGATAATTGATATCAAACTCTTTTAGTTCTTCTATCTTACTCTCGTCTTTGCTACAGGCTTTGATTATTGGGGTGATTTCTTTGCTGAACATGACGGCGCTTTCCCTGAAATAGGGTCTGGCAGATAGGATGTTTTTGTTGGTTACGCAAACTTTTTGTAGAAATTTTTTGTAAACCTGAGTAGACTGTCGATATTTGAGAATTGTTTCTTTAAACTTTATCTCAGCATCCATAAGCTCTTCTACCTGTTCTTGCTGAACAGTGCCATCCTTGTTCTTTTCCAAGGCCTTGGTGATTTCTGCAGCCAGTCTAGACAGTGCTGGATCAAATTCGTGTTGTTTTTTAGGGCTTGCCATACCCTGTATATATCACAAGCAGGTGAACATCTACTTGATTTTGATTCTTTTTATTACAGATCGCGAATTACAATATACTTCCAGTTGCTTATCTAGATGGGCCATCATTATAGGGACATCCATTACGGCATAGCCCCAAATAGTCGAGAGTGGCTTTGGAGCACACTTATCGGCCCAAGGATTTGAGTGACCATGTCTTACGGAGCGTCCTACGGTTCCCTGAGCAGTTTTGATCTCGGATGCGCCGCCTACCCAGTTGTGGCAGTGATGTACTGGATAAATATTAGTTCCTGTTGCGATACAGGACGTTCCGATAAGAACCTTGACCTCGTTTTTATTGAACTTTTCTACACTTTCGGATGGATCAACTTTTTCTAATCCTAACTCCAGAAGACGTTCTTTTTTGGACTCTGAGTGAGCAATTGCGTAGGGAACTTTTAAAAGCTTTGATAACATGCTTATCTGTTTTAATTCTTCAACTAGAACAAGGGTTTGCTGTCCATACGCCAACGCAACGGCATTTGACATTTTGGCCACAAAAGCACAGATGTTTCGATTGCCTAAAAAATGCTCTCTTTTCATTTCTAGGGCATCATTGGAATGGAAGTTTGGATTAGAAGATTCGAGTTCTACTATGTTAAAAACGTGCTCTGCTACGATTTTGCGTTCTTTTGCTAACCAGGTGGGCAGGTCATAGACAATGCGACCAATAATTGACTGAAGAAGTTTTTCAGCCCCATCGTTACGCGTCTGAGTGCCGGAAAAGAAGTGACGACAAGGTACATCTCCTAGGACACCATGGCAGATATCGTTTAAAGAATCAGCGCCCCATGTGTGACTCTCATCCACACACATCTGCTGGCGAGTGCTGAAAAACTCCCACTCAACGGTTCCCTGTTTTATATTTGCTAAAGAATCGCCAATTGCGATGGTAAACTTTTTACCTATGACCTTTTTGCCATCTCCAAAGCCACCCACTTGGGCCTTGCCAAGGTATTTCTCAAACGAATCAAGGAGTTCGTGAAAAATGCTTTTGCTGGGCACCACAATTACAGTAGAGAAACCTGTGTTGCGGCAAACATGTAATAGAATCGCAGACTTACCTGCTGACGTACAGAGTTCACAGCTTGAGTGTGGATCTGCTATCATCTCGTTTTCGGTCACAAGTTGGTGTTCCATACGATCATATGGAAATTTTACCTTCCAGCCAACCGCCTTAGGTGTTGGATATACGATGGTATTTTCAACTGTGATATTAAAATCAGCCCTTAAGTAAGGGATAGATCCTGGTCGAATGTATTTTTTACCATCTTCTTCCCAAATAAGAGTGTGGTGAACGGCTTTTTTAAGCTCTTCAAGCTTAAACGCCCATGCAGCACGATTCTTTTCTTTTAACCATTTCATGTTGTAGTGACGCTTCACCATGTGTTGAGCAGCAGTGTTTGTATAGCTGAGAACTTCGGTCAGCTTTTCTAGTTCTGCGTCGGTAATAGATTCAATGAATGCCTTTGAAGGCATGGTAATTTTAAGATGCATGTCCTATTATATCAAATTAGCAAAAAATAACAACACGTATGATATAGAATATTATCAACCAGGAGATTAACCATGTCATTTCGCAAGGCAAAAAGCGCACCTAAAATTTTTGAAGTAAACCCTAGTAGGCTCAGGAATAAGGTTTTAAGCACTATGCACCGTGTTTCCGAAGCGGTTGGCTCAACTATGGGTCCAGGCGGTAGAAACGTATTGATTGAATCAGACTTTCCAGGTATTCCTAACAAAAACACCAAAGACGGAGTGACTGTTTTTAAGAGCCTTGGTGCTATTGACCCATACGAACATCTTATCATAGAACAAGCCCGTGATGTGGCTCAACGTACTGCTACTGAAGCTGGCGATGGTACTACCACGGCAACCGTGCTCGCGTACAATATCATCTCTAATTTATTCGAATTCTGTGAAAAAAACAAGAAGTACAGTCCTCAAAAAGCTGCTCGTCGCATCGCTAAAATAACACGCGAACGCCTTGTCCCTTATATCAAAGAGCGCAGTATCCCTGTTGGAGTAGACAATCAAGAATTACTCAAAATGGTAGCCAAGGTATCCGCCAATGGCGATGAAGACATGGCGGCTGCTGTAATTAAGGCCTTTGAAGAAATTGGATACGGAGACGCCTCTCACGTAACAATCCGAGAACTATCAGGCCCTCAAGGCTATAAAGTCGAACGTATCGACGGATTCCCCATTCCTGCTGGCTATGAAGAGTCTATTGGCAAATTTCACACTGCCTTTATTAATGACCAAGCAAATCAACGTTGTTTTCTTGAGAACCCCCTGTTTATCCTGTTTGACGGTCAGGTAAACGATCTCATGGCGTTCCACGATCTTCTAGACGTTCTTGGTAAAAAATACGTAGAAGACGGCGACAGTGATTATAAAAACGTTGTAATCGTAGCTCATGGTTTTTCTGAAAACGTGCTCACAAATCTTGCTTTCAACTTCTCAAACCCCTCTACCCTGAACGTTGTGCCCCTGGTTACCCCAATGGCTCAATTCATCAATAGCCAGCTTCAGTTTCTGCAGGATTTAGCCGCTTTTACCGGCTCTCGCGTATTCGGCATGAAAGATCAGATCAATACTGCTACTATTGCCGATTTAGGCGGCAGCATGGAATCTTTTGAGTGCTATCGTTTTCGCTCCACTGTGATTGGTGATCCAGACCCAACCAATATTGAGGTTCGTGCTGAAGAGCTTAGAATCATGAAAGATCGTTCTGAAAGTCAAGCTGAGAAGATCTTCTTAGAAGAGCGTATTGGTAAGATCACTAACGGTATTGCTAAATTAACCATTTACGGCGGATCTAACGGCGAGCTCAAAGAAGCGCACGATCGCTGCGAAGACGCGGTATGTGCGGTTCGTTCTGCAATTTCTCACGGTGCTCTACCAGGTGGATGTCGTATTGCCCTAGACATGACAATGCTGCTTATGACCGAACTAGAAGCAGGTGACCCAGCCCGTGACGTTTTAGTGCCTTCTTTGTTAAGCCTACATCACAAACTGCTCGACAATGCTGGATATACTCCAGCCGAATCTAAAGAAGTTTTGGAAATCCTTTTGAACGATCCTTCTATCGTATATGACATTGAGAATCAGGTTTACGGTGACGCAAAAGAATTAGGCCTGTTCGATGCTACAAAGGCTGTACAAGAGTCCTTGTCAAACGCAGTATCTCTTGCGAATGTGCTTGGAACAATGGGCGGCTTAGTATGTCATCCTCGTGATGATGTTTTTGAACGGACAGAGGCTAGAGCAGATGCTGACTTTGGCCGTGTAACCTCCAACCCAAATGCGTACGTTAATGAAGCTAATAATCGCCCATAATGATACAATTGATAAATGAGCAAAAGGACAGACATACAGATAATTAGACAGTATGTAGAGAAAAGAGGGTTTTCTCTATTGTCCAATTCTTACAAAAACAGAAAATCTGATCTTGATCTGCACTGCCCTGTTCATGGTAATTTTACCTCTACTTATAGCAACATCATACGGACCAGTATATGTCCCAAATGCGGCTATAGTTTTGGTGGTAACAAACAATCTCTGTCTCTGGAACACGTCAGGTTAGAAATAGTCAAAATGGGCTATGTCCCATTGTTTGACTCCTACAAAAGGGCCAAAGACAAACTGGAGATATCGTGTTCTTCCCATGGCAAATTCTTTGCAAGCTACGACGGCTTAAAACAAGGCAAAAGATGTCCAAAATGCAGTCTTATTTCTAAGACAAAAAACAACAGACTTGACATAGAAGAAGTAAAAAATAGAATAACAAAAGCTGGCTATTTGCCAAAATTTGAGTCTTACAGCGATTCTCAGTCGCTATTAAGCGTTGTGTGCCCTGTTCATGGCCCTTTCAAGGCGTCTTTAGAGAGATTTATGTATGGATACGGATGTCAAAAATGCTCTAAGGGAAGATCCAAATCTCAAGACGAGATGTTTGATTTTATACACAGTCTGAATGCAGACACTAAAGAAAATGTCAGAGACGTTATCGGCCCACTAGAGCTAGATGTCTATACGCCGTGCCTGAATTTGGCCATAGAATACTGTGGACTTTATTGGCATTCCGATCTGTATAAAAATAGAAATTATCATTTCGACAAAATGACAATGACCAATACTGTAAATATTCGTCTCATAACAATTTTTGAAGATGAGTGGTTAGAACGCAAAGATCAGGTAAAAGGATTTCTTCGATCTGTATTGAAAAAGAATAATAGAAAAATCTTTGCTAGAAAAACAAACCTTAAGCAAGTAGGAAAAGCAGAAGCTTGTAAGTTTCTTGAAGAAAATCATATTCAAGGGTCTTGCGGTCTAGAAGTCGCTTTTGGCTTGTACTGTAGGGATGAGCTTGTAGGCGTAGTCACTGGCAACAGGCATCACAGGAATATTAAAGCAAATCAGCTAGTGCTCAACAGACTAGCCTTTAAATCAGGCATTAGCGTGACCGGTGGTTCTTCCAAGCTTTTGAGAGCCCTAATGGAATACTCTAAAAACAATGATTATTCCAAAATAGTTTCTTGGTCTGATAACAGATGGTCCGAAGGCAATGTTTATAAAAAGCTAGGTTTTGAGTTAGAAGAAGAGTTAGCGCCAGACTATAGCTACGTGAAAAAATCAAAAAGAGTGTCTAAGCAGTCTATGACCAAGAACAAGTTGATTGAGCGGGGTGCCATTGGTAATACTGAAAGAGAAATGGCTATCAATCTAGGCTATGGCAGAATTTGGGATTGTGGAAAGAAAAGGTGGGCTTTAAAGTTAAAAAGATGAACCACGTATGATATAACCTAGATAACATCCCTGCTTTCTTTGATCTGATTGGTAAGCTTCAATGATTCATGACGAAAAACCTCTTTTAGAATATCGCAACAAATGGAGAACGCAATTCCTCCCCATGCCTAATGAGCGGGGTTTCCTTGCGTGAAAATTAAATGATCAATTTTAAAGACTTACCTCCTGAAGAGAAAAAAGCCTTAGCGGAAGAAATGTTCAAACCTCTTGAGTCAGCTGACAAACTAAGAGAATGGATCGTATTCTTCTTTGGTCTTGACATGCCAATTGGACATATTGATCCAGATTCGAATTCCAGTCCAATTGAGGCAATGTGGGAGATCTACTCCTGTATTAAAGAAAATAAAGGTGAAGATAATCCTGGTTACATCATGCTTTCGGCGCGGGAAGGTTATAAAACGCTTTCTGCCTCCATTCTAGAAACCCTTCTTTTGGTACATTTCAGACTAACCATCGCTCACCTGGCAGCGATTCAGGCCCAGTCTGCTAAGGCTATTCAGTATATCAATTTCTTTTTCAACAAAATCCAACCTCTTTTGGAAGTATCGGGTTGGTCTAAAACCAGTGAAAACAAGAGTAAGGTAAGCTTTCGTACAAAAGAAGGCGATGACGCTTACATTCGCGTAATTGTGGCCACGATGGCTGGCGCTAACTGTATAGATCCTGCTATGGTGCTTGATACAGACAGGGGCAATATTTCCGCTCAAGAAGTATATGATTTGGTCAGAAACAATGAATGCGTAATGGTCCTGTCTTTTAACCATAAAACAAATGAGTTGGAATATAAAGAAGTCACCCACACATTCGACTCTATCAAAACTTTAGTCACGATAGAATTAGAAAATGGGTCAATTATCAAATGTTCTCCTGAACACAGGTTTTACATAGAAGGCAAGGGCTATATGGAGGCCAAGGATTTGACTGAAGAGGATTATTTAAGTGTCAAATAGACCGACAAGACATGACCTAGAGTTTGCGAGGGCGTCGGTGCGCAAAACAGTCTTGTAAGAAAAAGAGCTTGCTGATCAAAGGCGCTACAGGAAACACAGGGACAGAGATGGCCTTATCTTTAGGGTATGACCGCATCTGGGACTGTGGAAAAATAAGATGGGAGATTTTCTTGTGAAAAAAGTAAAGATAAAAAGTATTAAAAGGTCAAACGTAGAGGTTCCAATGTTGGACTTTACCGTTGCTGATAACCACAACTACTTTGTGGAGCAGGCGCTTACTCACAATTCTGAGCATACAAACATGATGTTCGTAGACGAAATCGACGTGGTGGCAAATCCTCAAGCCTATGAAGAGGCTAAGCTCATTCCTGGTTATGCTAAGGGATTACATCCGGTTACCGTGAAGCTATCTACTCGTAAATTTGCATTTGGACTCATGCAGAAGGAACTTGACCTGGCTCCAATATCAGGTGATAAGATTCTTAGGTGGAATCTTTTAGATGTTACGGAGCGTTGCCCTGATAGTCGCCATAGGCCAAATGAGCCAAAAGAAGACCGGTATGTAGCAAAAGCCTTGCCTCTAAAACAGATGAGTGTAGAAGACTACTCAGATCTACAAGATGTGGAAAAGGACAAGTTCGACCTCATTCCGCAAGCCCATGCTGGATGCTCCAGTTGCAAACTCTTGCCGGTATGCAAGACCAGGCTAGCAGCTCGTCCAGCCAATGATGTTGGCGGCTTGTTTAAGCCCGTAGGCGCTGTGATTAACACTTTTAAGAAGACCGGCCCTGATCGCGCAGAGGCACAGCTTCTTTGCTGGAAGCCATCCACTAAAGGAATGGTGTACCCTCGCTTTGAGTCCACACTCGATACCGGCAACGTGATCAGTCTTGAAAAAGCCTGGGAAACCCTTGTTGGTGATCCTCCTCATAAAAAGAAGATTTCAGAAGCCGATCTTCTTTGGAAGATGCAGCAGCTTGGAATTGCATTCTACGCTGGAGTGGACTGGGGTTATACTCACGATTTCGTAATCGTTGTTTTTGCCATAATCCCTAATGGTGAAATATGGATTGTAGACTGTTATTCAATGGCCGGTCTAGAATTTTCTGACATCTTGGAAATCGCTAAAGACTATCGCGATAAGTACCGTATGGATAAATGGTGGTGTGACCAGGCTATGCCTGCGAATATCAAATCTTTTAACAAGAACCATATGAAATCTCCTTCTTTCACCAAAGATGTTATGGGTGGAATTGAATCTTTGCGTTCTAAGATCTTAGATGGTAACAGCAGGCGTTTGCTTAAGGTTTTTAATACGGAAAACTGTGAAAAAGTAATTACAGCCTTTCAAAAACACCATTTCAAGCTAGACAGTGCGGGTAACCCTTCTCTTATCCCAGATGATACCCCTGGGGTCGCAGATAGCGCCGATGCTATGCGTTACGTTGGCCAAAACATGTTTCCTATCCGTGGACCCCAGAAACCCAGTATGGCCGCTGACGCTACTGGGAATACTGCTGTAATGGTTCAGAATGTCGAAAATTCCGAGCTGATGAAGCAGGAGCTATTAAACAGGTTAGAGGGAACAGCTTTTAAGGGCGGGACGGGCAAAAAAGGTGGGTTTCATTTTAACTTCTGACGCAATCTTAACTGTAATAGCTTATAGGAGGCTTTCGAGTGTCTAAATTTAATTTATTATTCTTTCTCAATGCTTACAAAGACGCTGCCTCTACAAACCAGCCAAATTTCCAGAACTTCAAATGGAGTAGGGAAATCAATGGCCTATCAGCATCAAAGCCTTTAAGTCAAGAATTAAGCCTAGCTCCAGGTGAGTCTAAGACCGTCTTTGATGGCACCAGAGCTTTGTCCCAGGACGGCAGCACTGTCTACTCTTTGGCCTTAAAAGTCGGCGCATCCTCTATTTATGTTCTTAAGCACATTTCTGGCACTGCACCTGCTTTTCGTACAGCTCGCAGCTCAGCAGCTGACGCTACAACTCAAATAACAGTGACTCAAAACGGTCCACTATTGATTTTTACATCGACTGGTGGCACAGCCCTTAGCCTGATCGCTGGCGGCGCTGTGGTTGGCGACTACGTTCGTCTAGGCAGCCTTTTTGATGTCAACAACCAAGGCGAATGGAAAATATTAGCCTTAACAGCCACCAGTCTTACTGTAAAAAATGATATTGGTGTTGCTCAGGGGCCAATCACTCTTGCTGCTGGTTTTGATGATCAGCTTCGTGTTTACGGGGCCTTGGGCGTACAGGTAGATGACACCCTCAATATCACTGGTGGATTTTCAATTATAAGCCGCGATGCTTATAAGATCACTGCCGTTTCTGACAATCTTGTAGAATTTTCCAGTCTTGAGGTCTTGCCAACAGAAGCAAGTGTGACCACCAATGCTCTAGCTATTTACTCCGCTGCTAAGCAATTTGTATATTTAGAAACATCTGAAAAGGTTTCTCTAATTATCAACGGGATAGCAACAGGAGATGTTGAACCTTTCTTGGTAGGTAATAAGCCTGGTATTTTTGTTAAAACCGCAACAATGTGGTCTTTGGCTATCACAAATCAAAGCACTGATCCAGCATCTGTTTACGTTGCTGCAATTGAATAGTTTGGTCAAAAGCGACATGATTACGATATAAGGTAGAATATGGACAATGACAACAAAACTCCAGACCAAATAGAAGCTGCAATTGTTGCTTTGCAATCTGCTGTAGCCTCAGTCGATTCTAAAAAGAAGATGTTGTTTACCGTTTCTGATACAGAAGAGGCTACCCTTGCCAAGGGTGGCTATGAAAGCTCTAGCCCCATATCGCCCTTGCTTGCTGCTATTAAAAGTGCTTCTGGTTCTGCAAGCAGGAAAGCCCCTCGTTTAGCTTTTACTGAAAACCCAGCACCTTCTGACAATTATCTTGGTCTGTTCAAATCCAAGCGCAGGCTGGTGCCTGATGAGATTTTAAAACAAATTCGCGTAACCGATCACTTGATCGCTGCTATCCTACGTGCTCGCGGCAACATGATGAGCCTATTTGGCCATCCTCGTAAAAACAGATTTGATATAGGAATGGAAATCGCTATTAAACAGGAGTTTGAAAAAGTCTTTACTCCAGAGCAATTGGCCAAAGTACGAATGCGTATCAAGAATCTTGAGGCAGTACTCGTCAACTGTGGACACACAGAAGGTCTTGAACAACAAGATAGGACCACATTAGCTGATTTTATAGATATTCAAGCTCGCAATGGATTGACATTTGGTCGTTTTGCTACTGAGATTATTTATGATCGCGGAGAAGAACCAGGCTCTGATGGTCGTTTTCCATTTTTCCGGTTTCGCGCTCTAGACGTTGCTACTATTTATCGCGCTGTTCGCAAGGGTGAAATGCTAGGAAACACACTGCGCCTAACCGCAATCAAAGCTCTTCAGTCCTTGACTGGTGAGAACTTTAAGATTGACTTTGACAGGCTTCAAGAAGACGAATATGCTTGGCTACAGGTAATTGAGGGAACCCCTCGTCAAGCCTTTACGCATGATGAGATGATTGTTTACAATCTTTACGATTCTACCGATATCGAACACAATGGCTATCCAGTATCGCCAATGGATACTGCGATCAGTTCTATTACTACCCATATTTCTATCGATGCCTATAAAAAGCTCTATTTTCAAAACGGTCGTGCCTCTAAGGGTATGCTTGTGATCAAATCTGATGAAGTAGATCAGGCTACACTTGACAACATGAAGCTTCAGTTCAACGCTTCTATTAATAGCGTAAGTAATTCTTTCCGTACTCCTATTTTTGGTATTGGAAAAGAAGACCAAGTTGACTGGTTGGCGATGAATGAGGGCGCTCGTGACGACGACTTCCAGTTCATGTACGATCAGATTGCTCGTAACATTCTTTCTGCTTTCAATATGTCTCCTGACGAGCTTCCTGGCTACTCACACCTTTCTCGTGGTACTAACTCGCAGACCCTATCTGAATCAAATAACGAATTCAAGCTTACCGCTGCTCGTGATACTGGTCTACGTCCTTTAATCTTGAAGTTCCAGACCTTCTTTAACGAAAAGCTTCTTCCTTTGATTGACCCTTTGCTTGCAAAAATTGCAGAGGTTAGGTTCGCTGGCATTGATGCTCAGTCCAAAGAGCAAGAGTCTACTCGATTACAGCAAGACATGGCTGTACACATGAATTACGACCAGACCTTAAAAGAAGTAGATAAAGAGCCTATCGGACACACTCTTGGTGGCGAATTCCCTTTTAATGAGCGTTGGCAGATTATTATAGACAAGTACATGAACGTTTCTGAGCTTAGGGCTCAGTTCTTCAAAGATCCTACTGCTTACGTAGATCCCTTGCTACAATATAAAAGAGATCCCTTTTTTCTACAGAATCTACAATTGTTAGCCCAAGTAAACCCACTTGCCCTAAAAGCTTTTTATGCGACTAAGCCTTTTGCCCTAGAATTCTTAAAAATGAACATCGAAGACGCCTTAGAAGAAGACGAAAACGTAGGAACCTAATATGAGTGAAATCAATTACAAAGTAAAATACGAACAGATTAAGCTTAAGTTCATGAGCTCCGTAGATATGGCCTTCCGTCTTGGTTATGAAAATGGCCAAAAAGATTCTCAGACGGAAATGGCTGCTGGACAACAGCAAGCCGCTGAACAACAGGCTCAACAACAATCTAACGCTGAGGCAAATGGTTTTGGTGGCGGCGAGGGCGATGATTCCGATTCCGATGGAGATGGAATGGGCGATGCTCTTCCTGGTCAATCTGGGATGCCTGGTGAAGGCGACAGTGAAGACCCTAACCAAGACCCCAATATGGGCGGTGCTGGACAGCCTGGACAGCCTGGACTAGATGGTTCTGAAGCTGATCCTGAAGCTGCTCCAGTTGATGGTTCTGAGCTGGATTCTCACATTTCTCAACTCGAACAGATGACTATGGGAAAATCTGAAGTATCCGTAGAACAGCTCAAGAAATCTTTGATTGGAATCAAACGTTTCAAAGAGGCTCGCGACCTTCACAAGTCTATGAATGCCATCAAACAGATCGGCAATACCATGAAAAAATCTACAAAAAAACATGCTAAGAAAATGAGCGGTTTAAAACCCACATTTAACGTAAACGCTAACAAACAAGCGGCTGCAAATCTTACCGACAAAGATAAAGCGGCAATCAATGGTCAAGAAAAAATCGTAGCAGATATCATGAAATCTTGGGATGAACAAGACAAGAAATCTACCAAGAAGATCACTGACATCCTCAATATCGAAGGTTTGACAAAAAAAGAATAAAACCTGCAAATATCTGGATCAAAGAAAACAGGTCTAAAGGCAATAGGATATGTTAGGAATAAGCAGTTCTGGTAGAGAACAGATCAATTCAGTTGTAGAGGATCATTTTGATACAATAGCTCTACATTTAATTGGTGACATTCCTCATCTCAAATACAAAAAACTACTTCTCATTAGCTCGACTAAAAATTACGGGCTTCCTAATCTATTTGTCCAGGCAATGGCCAACAGAACTCCTAATCCTATTGAACAGGATGTTCTTAAGAATCTTCTTGTCACTGTGCATGGTTATATCGAAGCGCTCAAAGAAAAGACCAAGAATAAAGTGGCTGAGCGTGTGGATGAAATTGTCAAGCGCTCTAAGATCAACAGAGAAAAGGCTCGCAAAGAAGACATTGAAGATGCTGTCCAAGAGGAGCTTAACAGTGCAAAAGCCCAGCTCAAAGCGATTGTGGAGTCCGAATCTACCAAGCTTCGCAATCTAGGCTCCCTAATGGACATCTCTCACGTAGCAGCATCTCGTGGTGAGAGTGACCCTTTAGTATTCTTTGTAATAGTAAGAGACGGTAAAACCTGCAAGGAATGTTTACGGCTTCATTTGAACCCAGATGGTAACCCTAGAGTTTGGAAGCTTTCTGAGCTCAAGCAGGGTTATCACAAACGTGGTGAAGACAACCCATCTGCTTTTGGAGCACATCCACATTGTCGTTGCACCCTGACCTATATAACCCAAGGCTTTGGGTTCAAAGAGGGTAAAATTGCTTGGATCGGCGAAAAACATGATGAATTCAATAAGCAAAGAAAATAGTTGGCCAATTATCGTAGGACCGCACGTAACGGGATCATGATTGTGTTTGCGTTGAAAGCTGTACATACTTTCGCAAAAAGCTTACTTATCCGTTCTTTTACCGTGGGCAGCAATCCCGCGATGCTCAATTCGTTAAATATCTCTCTTTTAAATCTGAATTAAAAAATCCCTAAAAATTTTTTGCGAACCATACAGTGTTTCGCAACATAGTCTAGCGGTTTTTAGCTCTCCACCAATAAATAGCCATTTCAGGGCAACTTGTAGGTTAAGTCTATAGTTATTGCCTTTTCATTTCTTTAGCCCAATTTCTTTCAGTCTTTGTTCTAGATATTCGCCTGCAGTATAGCGTTCTGACAAGCGTACTTCAGGCCTGGCGTGCATAAATAGTGGTGAAGAATACCTAGACTTGTTCGCTTCTTTGCCAGAAGGGTTTACCACTCTGTGTGTTGTAGATCTTAATTTACCAGCAGTAATTTCCTGTAACTGATCACCAACATTCACCACCACAGTGCCTGGGTCTATGTCCAACAGATGCCATTTGCCATCCAAGTCTTTGACTGCAAGGCCTGGAGCAGATGCTGCAGGTAGAATGGTGATCAGATTAATATCCTCATGAGGAGCCGCTCTTACTGCACCTTTTTCTGCGTCAGAAGGCAGAGGTGGGTAATGTAGCACGCGAAAAAGGGTGTTTGGAGACTCCGTAATCATGCTGGGCAGCATCAGGTTCTTGCCGGTACGCATTAGGTGTTCTACGTTGATTTGGGAAAGAAGGGTGGAGCCTAGGAGCTCAAGATCTTCAGCCAAATACATTGTGGACTTGTCGATTCCATTTGGTACGTTCTTGTCGAAGCCTGGACCAAAAAGGTGATAGAATTCTTTCAAATCCTTCACGCTGTAGCCTTTAGCGTTCTCGCTCTTCATTGGGAAATAGCCAGAAGCCCCGCCATGCTCTGCTTTGAGATCGTGCTTCGTTTCACTGCCGAAAAATTTCTCCCACTGACCATACACTTCGCTTAAGCGTGAGCCTGAGATTCCATGATTGGTCAGAACGGCAAAGCCAGTCTGTTCGAGGGAGTTATAAAGCTCTTTACGGAAGGTAGGGCTTGCTTTGCTGATTTTAGCGACTTTCATATTGCTCCTTATTCGTAATCACGGATTGCTTTAGCTACAGGAAATCTTGGGCGGCGATTGATTCCGAAGCCCTGGTACACTACAGTCATCTGCTTACCTTGCCACAGTGAATGGTTTTCAAAACATTGTTTCAAAAAGCCAGTATCACCTTCTAGCTTAGCTTTAAAGTCCACACCTTCTTTGGTTAGGCAATTAAAAGCACCTACATGCCCATTGAGCTTGCCGCTGCCTTCTTCGATGCCAATGATCTTGAATTCGTCTTCATTGAATTCTTTGAGTTTTTGAAGATCCATGGAACGCTTTGGTACGTACAAAGCGTTCATGTTACGAATCATAGCTCCTTCGTAGCCTTGTTTACGCATAGTATAGAAGAATTCCAGATCAGCTTCAACGCCGTCTGCCACTGTAAAAGTTTGTACAGGTACCAATGGAACCTGGAATGGGACTGTCGAGGCTAAAGTCGCAATGCGCTGGTTTGCTGGCTGATCGTTGATGATATCGTACACATGATAGTGAACCAACTTCGACTCTTCGCTAGGTTCATCTTTGCGAACAGCGCTTACGATTTTCTCGAAATCATTCTTGTACATGTGATTGTAAAGCTCGCCATCTAAAACAATGTCGCTTTTCACGTTAGCTTCGATTGTAGCAACGATATGAGGAACAGACTTGATAGGTTTACGAGTACGCGACCACAGGGTACATTTGCCGTCCTTAACGATAGCAATGCAGCGAATACCGTCAAACTTTGGCTGCATGAGAGCAGGAAACTTGATCTTTTTCGACTCTTTAGTGCGAGTGATAATTGGAGGATCGTTTTCATGACCTGGGCGCATGTCATATAAAACATCCAGATAGCTTTGGGCCAACATAGGAAGAGCGCCACCTTCAATAAGCTCATCTAGTTCGCCAGCCTGAGCTGCTTCCAAGGATTCAACGTAGCCTTTTTTGCGTTGTTTTTCATGTTTTGCTTGAGCTTCAGCTTCAGCTTGCTGTACAGCAGTGGTTTCATTCTTTTTACCTATATTTTTACCCTCTTTTACATAATCTACAGTTTTCTGTGGACTGTCAGTATTCAGTTGGCCATATTCAGTTAAAATTTCACCTACAGAGTCTTTATTTCTATCGTGCCATTCCTCTGTCACCTTGATCTTCCAGTACTGAATCGCACCAGTGTTTGTTTTCTTATAAAGAGTGGTAAAAGTTTTCATTTCTTGCTTCTATCCCTTTGTGTTTTCTTATAATGATCTTCTTTCCATAATGGCTGAATATTTGTAAAATTGCAAGCTATTTTCAAATCTTCTTCTTTTGTCAAATCAAAATTCAATAATGCTATTCTATGGTCTAGCTCCCATTCTTTTCCGTAGTTATCCCAGGTCATCTCTGGTTGAAACTGATTGTAAATATAATTCTTGAATTCTTCTATTGAGCACCCTAGATATTTAATACCAACACCGGTCTTGTAATTACCCCTCATAGCCATTTTAAACCTAGACCTAACTCGTGTTTTAAGCAAAAAACCAATATCAGTCCTGATTCTTATAGCGTCTCTGGCTACTTGATTTTTTATAATTTCTCTCTTATTTTTTTCATAATAATCTTTTCTTATCAATAGGATAGACTCTTTATTAGTCTGATAATACTTTTTAGCATTTTCCAGTATTTCTTTTTTCTTATTTTTGTAGCGTAAGCGAGCATTACTTCTCTTTTTCTCAGGGTTTTGAGAAGCCAATATCAAGTTTTTGTTTTTGACATACCTATCTGATGCATAGCACTTGGTACATTTAGGACCGGAGTACCATTTTGGGGCTTCTGTGACTTTGCAAATTATACATTGTTTCATACAGTATAGATTACCATTCTTCTGCTTTTCCCTCAATATAAAAAGCAAAAAGTCAATCTCTAGGTTTGTACATTCTACAGAAAAACATGTGAAGATCAGGTGCGCTTGTATGTTTAGCTCCACATTGGCATCCGTAGAAGCTGTTGTTATTCAGTAGAACGTCCAAGTCAACCGGGCTTTCCCATGGAAAAGCTGATCCTTTACCCTGTTCTACGAAGTGAACCTCGTAATTAATCATGTATTCGTCACTTTTTTCATAGGCCATCTGTTTGTAAACGCGGTTAAGCATACGAATTAACTTGGGAAATTCCCGAATGGTTTTTGGCCATTCAACTAGGCTTTCCCCTGCATGTTGGAAAATAAGGCGAATTCTCATAGCGTAATCTTAATTGTATACGATATAGATAGTATATACAAGAGGGCCTTATGAAAATAGACCAGAAAATGATTGAAAAAGCTATTGAAGCGGTATTGAAGTTTTTCAACAAAGAGATTGCTAAGCCAGTACAGCCAATCGTAGCGACCCCAGTTCCAAAGGTTGAAGTGGTAAGCGTGACACTTGATGATCTGGGTCCACTTTTGCACCAAGTTGACTGGGCTAATCCGCAATCTAAGATTTCTAAGTATTTTACCGTAAACGAGGCTATCCAGTTACGTGAATGGAAGCGTTTGGCCAATGAATCAGATGGTTTAGACGACAAGGTTAAAGAGAATCTATACAGTATTTTTCAAAAGATGGATACAATCCGCGAATTCCTAGGAAAACCTGTGTACATTCGTTCCGCTTATCGCCCAGGTGAATACAACGTAGCAATTGGTGGGGCTAAACGCTCTGCTCATATTGCTGATGCTGAATATGCTGCGGTTGACTTCTGGTGCGATATGGATAGTGATGGCGACAAGGATGGTGAGGATTGTGATCTCATCAAGGTAGCCCTAATGAACAAGCTTGAGGGATGGGGTCTTCGTATGGAGGATAACGGCAAAGGTGCTAGATGGGTTCATCTAGACAACAAACCTGTGCCTCCAGGTGGCAACAGATTTTTTAAACCTTAAGCGATTGTAAAGAATAAGACCCAATTATTTTTTTTCAGACTTTTCCATGGTTTTAGGCCTATCGAACTCTTTTAGTTCGTGAACGTGTCTTGGGTGTAATACGGCATCATCGTGTTCATTAATACCAAACTTAACATGTTTTCCAGAAAGGATTTTTCCATGTTGTTTGTTTGGCAAATGATGCATTTCGCCGGTTGGTTTTTTGGCAAAATATTCACCACCACGAGAGATCACCTTGCCCGTATGAGGGTGCTCGGAATCGATTTTTTCAGACTTTTCCATGGTTTTAGGCTTTTTGTAACATTCCTTATCTTCGCCAGTCATCATTGCATCAGAAAATTTCTTGAGCTCTTTTTCGGCTTCAACGCTTTTTTTCAAAATCATAGTTTTGCCAAAAGAGTCTATTTCGCTTTTGGTCATGTTGGGCATTCGCTTCTTCATAAATTCTTGAAACTGTTCACGCTTGTCCCATTTAGAATATTCTTCTTCTGCGCGAATTAACCACTCGGACTTTGTTAGGTTGGGCTTCATTTGTCTGATGCGCTTCAAATTCTTATGAGCAATTTCTTTGGCTGTATAAACGGTCTCGGAAGCAGCGCCATGACGAACCTTCTGGCCCATGTGGGACATTCCCATGCCAGCTTTTAGGCCAGGGCTCATTTTATTACCAGCTACCTTGTCGGATAGAGGTTTGTTAACATTATCCGTTTTCTTCATACTGCCCTTGCCGAACGGCGAACCGATTGCAGCATTAATTGTCGAAGTGCCGTTCGAGGTAGCGGTATTGCCTAGGCTCTGAGGAGGAGGAGGAGGCGGTGGTGGTGGCGCATCTACTTTGTGCATTTTTTTGTCGAGATGCTCTTTGGCGAGCGCAGCGCCGTCTGTTAACGCACCAGGCGAGCTCATTCCAGAACCTGCGGTCATCGCTTTTTCCATCTTTTGTTCGCCAGAATCATTTTTTGGCTGTTTTTGCACATTAGCAGATGGGTTCATTGCTTTACCCAATAGCTTTTTGCGCTTATCAGCCATTCCGGCCTCAAAACGATCATCTTTACGAGCAGATGTATGAGCGGCTTGTAAGTGAAGCTTCATGCGGTCAAGATGATGAGCTCCAGCTTTATGATCTTTGGTACCCTGAGAATGCTCAAAATGCATTTTAGCAGCTTCTTCATGATCTTTGGTAGAAAAACCACGATATTCGTGGATGCGCTGATGACTCATCACGTCTTTGCCTGAGCTAGTGCGACCCATGGTGTGACCAGGATCTCTAAAAGGTGTTTTGCCAAAGGTCTTTGCGCTGGCCTTTGGGGTGCCAATTGAAGCATTGGGTTTCTCGATACCTGCAGCAGATTTGTCAACTGAAGCTGGAGCTTGTGATGTCATTTCTTTTTTCATGGGGGTGATTCCTAGCTTATTAGCATGATGATTCGGGTCTTCTGCCTTTTTTACATCGGCGAAAACATCGGACTTAAGAAGTTCAATTTCTGCGTAAGGTACTGTTTTAAAAGACTGTTCTGATTTAAAAAAATCGGCGATATTATCGACTTTTTTAGTTTTTTCGGGCATTTCGGGCATTTTTTCAGCTATAGCCATTTTGTTACAATGGGACTCTGTTATGGTACATTTACGAGCAATAGATCTTGTAATTGTCATACCTTTTTTATCAAGCTTTGCGCCTTCAATAGAGAAACCAACTACATTGTGTTCGTTAATACCTCTTTTCTCAGCATCGTATTGAAAAAGACCGGCTACGTGCAGACCAGACTCTGTATGGGTAAAGAGCTCACCCATAACGTAAACGTAGGGAACCTTGCATTTGTTCCAAAAATAGCGGTGTCTTTCGTTATCACAGTCTTCTAACTTAAAGATTTTCTTAGCTTTTAAGATCTTTCCAATAATTTGCATTGGGTAGTCTTTTTTATGCTCCCAATTGAAATTTCCGGTTTTGTCTAACGAGGAGATATCCATTCCTGCTACGGAAATGATTTCGCCAGAAGAGTCTATGTTTTCAGAAGCTGCTATTCCGTCAATTAGGGTGGACATATGATTAAGATTACCTTAGACATGTCTTATCATGGATATCATTAGTTTATTTCAATTGATTTGGCAAGATTTTTCAATTCAACTGCTCGATTTTATACAGTAAAAGTGTTCCGTCTTAATCCTTTTTGTATACAATGAGTTATCTCATTCCACAAACCCTTAAAGGAGAATAATATGAAATCGACCAGTAAAGCAGAAGCTCTATTGCGCGACGTAGCTGATCATCTCAGAAAACGTTACGCTGGTAGTGCAAGCATTGACACTGTTCGTGAAGCCCGTGATTCCAATGGCTGGCCCATGCTGTTTCTTTCCGATGCCGGAAATGAAGCTGCTGGACAACCTGTGATCGCCCTTCGCATTAAAGCAGTTGACGCAGTTTCTAAAGATGTGTTCGGCAACGACCTGATCGCATTTGCCCCTCACAGTCTAGAGATCGCCTATGAATTGGATGGTACTGAACCAGAAGCAAGTCAAGCGGATCTTCTAAAAGCCCAATTTGAAGCCATTAAAACCGGTGTAAAAATTCAACAAAAGGCAATCGCAGATGGTACCGCAGTAACCGCAGCTAATATGGACGCTGCTGCAGTAGCAGTTGAGATCGAAGATCTTTATTGGCCAACCAAAGGCGTTTAATCGCTTAATACGGAGGCTAATATATGTATACAGAACAAGATCTTTCAAAAATGTTAGCGGAAGTGGAAAAAGAATTTGCTGGTGCTCTTGCTAAAGCTGAAGAAGAAAAATCTTCTCTAGCTAAGTCAGAAACTGCAAATGCCGATGCCGCTACCGAAGAGACTGCCAAAGTTGAAGAGAAATCTGCAACGGCGGAAATCGCTCTCGCTAAAAACGAAGACGAAGACGAAGATAAAGACGATTGCGATTACGACGACGAGGATCATGAAGAAATAGAGAAAATCTATAAGTCCATGTCCAAATCTGAACGTAAAGCACACTTGAATGCGCTCGGGAAATGTGGAGAAATGTCAATGAAAAAGTCCGAAAAAGACACTTTAGTTGAAATTGAAACCCCTATTGCTGACGCTGGTAAAGAAATCGAACTTCTTAAGTCCGAATTTTCGACTAAACTTGCCGCTTCTGAAGCAAAAAGCGAAGAGTTAAAAAAGAATCTAGATGCCGTGTCAGAATTTTTGACCAGATTGGTTAAGAAAACTGCACCCCAAGGTAAGGGTATCACTAATCTCGACAGTATCGCCAAAAGCGATGTTGGCGCTGATGAAGAGAAGCCTTTGTCGAAGAGTGAAATTAGCACTCGTCTAGCTAAAAAAGCCGCTGAACCTACTTTGGCCAAGTCGGATAGAGAGGCTATCAATGCTTTCTACCTACAAGGCGCAAATATTAACACTGTAAACCACTTACTCAAGTAATTGGTAAAAAGACTTAAATAAGGAGAATAAAATGATCGAACAACTTCAGTCACTTATGAAAGCTCTTGAGGCCGGTAGTTACAACGCCGCCCCAGGTCAGCTTGCGCAAGGTGCTGCTTTAATGGTGGAAGACCTTTCCCCAGTAATGCAAAACGTAACGTTTGACGACAGCCATATCAAACTTCAAAAAATGCTAACTAGCAAAGATGTAAAAGCTACAATGCATCAATTCAACCGTCAACTTGACTATGGAATCTTCGGTGGTTCTGCTCAATTTGAAGGCGGCATTGGTGAAGAAGATACCTCGAACTACGTTCGTGCTATCGTTCCCATGGCCTATTACAGCACGACTCGTCGTGTTTCTGTTGCTGCTAACCTCATCGGTGCTTTCGACGGCGTAAAAGCTGAAGACCGTGCTGCTGCTGACGCTGCAATGAAACTTGCTGGCGATATCGAATTCGACTGCTTCCGTGGTCAATCCGATTTCTCAAACGCTGGTGTGTTTGACGGTAACCCTCTCGCTGTAGCGAAAGTGCCCAATATGATTGGACTTGACCAACAAGTTCGTCAGTCGGACGCTCAACAAAATACGCAAGATCTTATGTTTGCTGAGTACGGCTCAGACCAAACTGTAGTACTCTCTGCTGGTGGCGCTCTAACCCAGTCCATCATCGAAGATTCCGCAGTTCGTAGCTCTATGAACATGGGTAATGCTGATAAGCTCGTTCTCGATCCTATCAGTCTCTCTGCATATAACAAGATCGCCCACGCTAAAGAACGTATCATGCTCGCTGGCTCTGCTCAAGAAGCTTCCGGCGCTCACTTACGTACTCAGTGGACCTCTTCGGCTATCGTATCACTTGAAGCTTCGCGCTTCTTGAGTGGTAAGACTCGTCCTGCTCGCGCTCGCGCATCAGCTCTCGCTGGTCCCGCTATCGCTGCTGCTGACGCTGGTGCCGCTGGTTCGCTCTTGGCCGCTGCTGCATACGTATACTATGCTACTGCTGTTAATGAACGTGGCGAAAGTACTCCTGGTGCATCTAGTTCTGTAACCCCTGCTCTTGCTGGTAACAAGGTCAATGTGACCATTACTGCAGTAGCTGGAGCTAAGTACTACAACTTGTATCGATCTGCCGCTGGTGGAAATGCAGCTTCTGCAAAATTCATTGGCAAGATTGCACAAGGTTCTGGCAACCCTGTATTCGCGGATCTTGGTAACCGTTCCCCTGGTTCTGTTACTGGTTTCTTGATTCAAGGTAACACCATGGGTCTTGCTCAGTTGGCTCCATATAGCAAATTGAAATTGGCTGTTAGTGACCTCTCACTTCCTGAGGCACACTTCAGATTCCTTTCTCTTGCTGTATACCAACCTCGCAAAAACGTTCTGATCGAGAACATTGATGGTCAACTTAGCTAATCAATAGCAATATTAGTTAGTTACGCAAAAAAAGAAAAGCCACTTGTTTAATTACAGGTGGCTTTTTCTTTTTTTATTTATGCTAATCTATCTTCTTGCGATTATCTGTTTTTGCTTTTTCATATTGCTTTCTGTATCTATTCATAGTACAATACGTATATGAAGGATAAAATATCAGAACTGTATAAAAAAGGTGTGAAAACATCAGATATAGCCATGGTTCTAAGGAAAACGCCTCAAAGAATTAATCAAGTGCTGATAGAGCTTGGCTTAAAGCAAAAAACGTTTGACTATTCGCCAAAAATAACTGCTATCATTGCTGAAAGCATTCTTGCTTTTAATAGAGATGGTCTGACCGTAACTGAAATATCAAAAAGGGTTGATCTAACAACCACTGGAATCAGAAATTTTCTTAAAAAACGTAGTATTTCAACAAACGCATCCAAAGAAGACAGGTCTAGGCCTTGTGTTGTTTGTAAATTAGTGTTCACTCCGAAACACTCAGATGGGGTGAAAAAAAACAAATACAAGACTTGCTCTGTCGAATGTCGCTCTAAGCACGCTAGTGAATACAGAACGAAATATACAAAAGATGATATCGATAAGGTTTTAGAGCTAAAAAAGGCCAATACTGCCAATGATGAGATTTGCCTGGCAACAGGGGTAAATATAAATAAGATCAAAGAGGTGATCAAAGAAAATGCCTTGTTTTTGGACCCAAAAGTGGCTCAAAAGAATGCTTATGAAGCTAAGCTAAAAAAGAATACTCGTTCTATGGAAGAGATGCGAGCTTATTACGGAAAAATAGCCGTATCAGAAGAAAGTCTTGAAAAAACAAAAACAATTCTTTTGGAAAGGGGTTTTGAATATATAGATGGTTTTGAGGGCAAAAGCAATCCTTTTAAAATCAAATGTCTAGTCTGCAATAATATCAGAACTACACATAGGATAAACAATGTGGTCAAAAACGCCTGTATGTTCTGTTCTGGATGTAAAAAAACTTCCAAAGCCGAAATAGAAATTGGGGCATGGGTAAACTCTTTAAAGATAAAGGCTGAAAAATTCAAGTTTGAATACCGAAAAGATGGTGGCGAAATAGATGTTTTTGTTCCCCTTGTAAAGGTGGGAATAGAATACTGTGGTCTTTATTGGCATAACGAAAATAGCCCAACCTCAAGAGGGGTGGATTATCATTTCAACAAAATGAAAAAGGCTAACAAAGAAGGTATTCGCCTAATAACCATTTTCGAAGACGAATGGCTCAATAAAAAAGATCAAATTAAAGGATTTTTACGATCTGTTCTTAATAAAAATGAAATAAGGCTTTTTGCCAGAAAAACAGATTTGAGAGAGGTGCCTAAAAAAGAGGCCTCTCTTTTCTTAGAGGAAAATCATATCCAGGGTTCTTCTCAAATCGAATCGGCTTTTGGCCTTTATTACAACGAAGAGCTTGTTGGTATTGTAACTGGCAACAAACATCACAGACAGGGAATGAAAAATCAATTCATACTGAATCGATTGGCCTTTAAAACAAACGTAAGTGTGGCTGGTGGTTCGTCTCGGCTTCTTAAGGCGCTAATTGGTTATGCTAAAAAGAATGGCTATTTAAAACTAGTCTCGTGGTCAGACAATAGGTGGTCCGAAGGTAATGTTTACGAAAAACTAGGGTTTGTATTGGAAGAAACCCTTGGCCCAGACTATTCTTACGTAGTTGGCCAAAAAAGAATCTCCAAGCAATCTTGTACCAAGGAAAACTTGCTCAAAAAAGGAGCCATTGGTAACACAGAAAAAGAAATGGCCCTCAGTTTAGGATATAGCAGAATATGGGATTGTGGCAAAAAACGCTGGACCTTCGCCTTGTAGCCATGATATAATCCTGTTATGAGAATAGACGCAATTTCAGACACACACCGCAAGCATGAACATTTTTCACTAAAAGGTGGAGATGTTTTGGTTTGTAGCGGTGACATATGTTCTCGCGGATCGCTAGATGAAGCTATAGATTTTCTTACTTGGTTCGAAGTTCAGCCATATAGGTACAAAATACTTGTTCCTGGCAATCATGACTGGGTGTTCGAGAGGAATCCTTCTTTAATGGATGCTGAGTGTGATATTCGCAATATAATTTTACTAAATGACTCAGGAATTGTCTTAGAAGGCGTAAGATTTTGGGGTTCCCCAGTCCAACCTAGATTTTGTGATTGGGCCTTTAACCGAGATCGTGGAGCGGATATTAAAAAACACTGGGATCTCATACCTGTAGATACCGATGTTTTGATCACTCATGGGCCTCCTGCTGGTATTTTGGACTATGTTGCTCACGGCGGGTCTGTAGGCTGTCACGATCTTTTGAATAAGATCATGAGAACTGATGTAAAACTTCATATTTTCGGCCACATACATATGGGTCGTGGTACCATGAAAGTTGGAAACAAGTTGTTTGTAAACGCAGCAAGTTTAAATGAACAATATCAGCCAGTTGAAGGCGTTCCTCACAAGATAAAGCTGCTAAAAAGTGGCGAATTTAAGGTTCTATCCCAAAGAGCAAAGCAATCTTTATAGAGTACATGTCACTGGCATTTTGCTAGTGTCTATTCTTTTAAGGAGAATTGTCATGGCCCTAAGTAAACGAACCAAAGATATTATGATCGTAGCAATGGCTGATAAAAAAGCCGCTAACGAACTTGCCGATGCAGTAGCTGCTGGCAGTAACCCCCAGGCTACTTCTGTCGCTGCTCTCGGAGCTCTTGCTGACGTAGGCTTTGTAGACGTAGCAGATGTCGGTCCAGCGGACTTAGCATTAGCTGCTGATGTTGACGCTAGGATTAGCAGTGTTCAGGGTAAAATCGATGCCGTTATCGCTGCTCTAAAAGCAGCTGGATTGATGGCTTAATTTAACTCATCTATCTAAAGATTGGGAACCACTACCTCTTTTACGAGAGGCGCGAGAATTCTTGATTTTCAAAACGTATTATCGCTAGAGCCAGGGCAAGAAGCTTAAACAGCTGACTTCCCTGGCTAGTTTTTTGTCAATTTTTCCGCCAGATCACGAAGCTGTTCTTGAACACCTTCAACGCTACGTTCAGCGTCGATGAGCTCGACTTTCACTCCAGTTTGCTCAATATATTTCATAAAACTTTGATATACGAGCTCTTGAAAACCAGGGCCTTTTGCTTCAATGGCATCAACAAACCCATTGCGTTTGCCACGACGTGCAAGAGCAGTTTCGGGAGCCAATGACAAGAAAACCACCGCGTCAGGAAGCTTAGTGTGTTTAACAACAACATTCATGTAGAATTCTTGAGTAAACTCAGGATTTACGTTATGGTCAGTGTATGCCAAATGAGATAGCCATCCACGATCACTTACGATAAAATCATACTTATCTGCCACAGTGGCATAGAAACGCTGGTTTTCATTGCGCATTGCAGCAAATACATACTCCATCGATCTGCCGTCCATGCCAGCAGCTGGGTCCAAAATAAGCTTGCGTAGAGCTACGCATACTGGAATATGAGGACTGCCCACTTCTCTAGTGTCCAGAACTCTATAGCCACGTTCTTTTAGCTGATCGATAAAATAGGCCCAAGCAGTAGTTTTGCCAGAACCGTCAATTCCTTCAAATTCAATAACTCTTGCGTTCATTTTTTTGTTCTCCTAAGTACTTGAAAATATGATATAATTATATTAATAAACTGGTTGTTCCAATCTTAAGAATATAGCTTACCCTATCTGGAGTCAAAATGTCTAGACTTTCTGTTAAAATCATCAAAAATTATTACAACAACAATATGTTTGCATATGCGAATGAATGGATCATTCGTGCTAATGAGCCAAATCTCCTTTATTTTCAGCTAGTTGACTTAGACAATGATAGCCTGCGCTATATGCCCTCTGTCCCAACTCTGGTATATATGAAGCTTCTTTCGATTGATAGCGCCGATGTCATCATGGCACCTGCAAGCCTGGCTGACCCGCTAGACACCTCTATTTGGAAAATTAGCTTAGGTGCCAGCCAGATTCCCAAAAGCGGCAACGTGGCCTTCCAGATCTCTGAAAATGGCGTTATTCGCACGTTCAGCATCCTAAACGGGATCAGCGTAGAGTATCCTGGAAATGATGGGTCGTGCTAAATGTTTTTCCCTCAAAGTAAATCTCCACAAACCGCAATATACCCAGTTCACTGCAAAGAGGCTTCTGGATTATTGCGCCGTTGCGAACCCTTTTTGACTCCAACCCAATTGAAGAATCGGTTTTTGCTGGGCATTCCCTTAAAATTCGCCAACGACGATGTCTTAACGGACGAGATCCTAAAAGACCGTATTCATTTGGCAATGAACGAAGTAGAGCTTCTTTTGAATATTACCATTACCAGAGAAGCCTTTCAAGACAAGCTTCCTTTTGACTATCAGCTCTACAAAGCGTATATTAATCTAGTGTCAGAAAAAGGACCAATTATTAGTATTGAAAGTCTTGCTATCACAAGCGCTGACTTCAATAATATTTTCACAATTCCACCTGATTGGATCGAAACTTCAAATTTTTCAAAACGTCTTGTTAACGTGATCCCTCTATTGGCTGCCTATGGCGTAAACACCGTTCAGGGTGCAGTCGGAAATGCCGGTATAGCTTTTTTGGCCGTGATGGGTGGTTTGAGCTGGGTTCCTGCTTATTGGCAAATCAATTATACCGCAGGTCTTTCTAACAAAGAAGGTCAGGTGCCAGTACCAGTAAACGAGCTTATTGGGGTAGTAGCTGCTCTAAACACCCTTAGTCTTATCGCGCCTTCAAATATCTATAATAGCCAATCGCTATCTCAAGATGGCATCTCACAGTCTTCGTCTGGTCTTGGACCTCGTTTGTACGAACTGAGAATTTCTGAACTTGAGAGAAAAAAAGAAGAGCTAACCAGAAAGCTCAAGGCTATCTTTTTCAGCAGGATAATATTCGGGAACATATAATGGGTTTAAGTAAATTTTTGCTACAATCTATGTCAGAGCACAAGGATAAGGTCAAAGGGCCTCATTTCCTGTTTTCTGCAGAGAACCCTCGTTTTCCGCAAAAAACTACGCTAAGCCACGAAGACGTTGTAAAACATCTAAAAGGTGCGGGTTTTGATGCGCACGAAGTGAATGGTCATTATGGATCTCCCGAGCGCAGCATTGCTGTTTATGGCGTGAGTAAGGTTCAGGGAGAAGAGCTTCACGACATGGCTTCCCGTTTAGGTCAAGATAGCTCTATTTATTCCAATGGTAAACAGCACGAAATGCGCTTTCATCATGGAGAAAATGCTGGCAAAGCCCATTATGGAGAAGGCACTAAGTGGCATTTGCAAAAGCCAGCAGACTATTTTACCACCCTTCCTGGCGGACATCACCATTTTACCCATGATTTCAAATTTGACACCTTACACCCAGCGGGCCAGTTACACAATGTTCACGAGATGCTTGGTAAGCAAGTTTCTGCAGAGCACAAAACCGCTCAAGAAGCTGTTGCTTCGCCTTTAAACCAAAAACTTGAGAGTGATCATGACACCAATATGAAAGGTATCAAGGATGGTCTTAAGGACGACATAAAGAAAAACGAACAAGAGCGTATAAAACTTGTTCATTTTTCCTCTCAAGGCGATCTAAAACATATTGACCCTAATTTCAAACAAACTGGGGTAGACGCTGGAAAAAAGGGCAGAGATACTTTTCATCCTCACTCATTCTATTACGTAGAGGGCACTGAACCTGAACAGATCGTTGTGAGTCAAAGCCGTCACAAATATAAGACCAGCATAAACCCTGCTGAAAAACCTGTATACGATCTCGGTCATGATCCAAAAGGTGTGGTCGATGAAGCAATTAAGGAAAACCAGGGCGTTTTAAACATGGACATGGTTCATGAAAAATTAAAAGATGCTGGGTTTCACGGATTTAGAAACTCAAAACACCCTAGTCTATCTAATGTGGTCGGAATGTATCATCCTTTGGCAGTGGAGCATCATGAACAAATCAGATAAAACAGAAAATTTGGGTCAGGGCGTACACGAAGGGTATCAGCAACGCGCTAAACAGGGCGGCGATGTTCTGTTCCATGTAAAGCTTAAGGGTAGAACTTATCTTACGAACGACATACCTCTTCACATGTCCTTGAAGGTGTTTTCCAACAAGGATGAAATGGACCTAGCTGAAATTAAAGCCAAGGTTAAAGAGTTTGACATCAAGGCTCCAGATCCTAAAAATCTTAAATTTAAAACAACTATTTTTACCTCAGAAAATGATGGTAAAGAATATTTCATGCTTTTGTGTGAAGGTTGTCCTGATAATTATGAAAAATTCTACCATTCTTTTGGCAACAAAGGAACTCGTTATAAAAATTTCATGTCCCATGTGACCATTGACAAGCTATTGTACGATGCGATCAATGAAGACGGCGTAAAAGCTGAAGAGATCGAATTTAGCCCTCTCACTGTTGAGCATGGTGCTGACAATACTGTGCATATTTTTGAAGACAGTCTAGAAAAGTCTGAAGAGCTTCTTGAAAAAGGCAGTATGAAGCATTTAGCTTCTGCTTTGATTATGAGCACGGCCCTTGCTGGCGGATCTCACACTGCTCATGCTCCTAAAACACCATCTGCAATCCATCAAGAACCTGAATACACACCAGCAAGAATGCTTGCTAGTATTTCTGATGTAGAAAGCTCTGGCGGAAAAGATACTAAACACGAAGCTCTTCCTGAGGGCGGGATACATCGTGGTGAAAAAGCTTATGGAAAATACGGACTAACACCTGTTGTTATACGCGAAACAATACATATGCACAAAGACCTTGCGACAAAACATAAAAAAGCCTTAAACCTGCGTGGACAAGACATGTCTAACTATATGCAAGACAACCCTGAATTAGAAGACACGATTGCTCAGAAGCATTTACAAAGACTTGAACATCATTTTGGTCCAAAACCAGACGTTCTGGGCTATGCGTGGTTACAGGGAATTACTGGGACAAACAAGGCTCTGAAAACAAAAGAAGATATTAAAAGTCATTGGCATGTCAAAAAAATTAGAGATGCCTATCTAAGGGGTAAGTAATGGATATTAAAGCTGATGAAATATTGAGCGTAGAAGAAGCTGGAATGCTGGACAAACATCCTGTAAAAATGCTTCGCACAAAAGGTGGGTTTTGGATTGCCGTAGGTAGGCCAAAAGGAAAGCACAAGGATGAGGCGATTGGGGCAGGCAGTCACCCTGCTATCGTAAGGTACAACCTCGAAAAACAGTATCCAGCCTTTGAACCTGCCCTTATGAAGAGCGAAATGTTCAATGACTCTGCTATCGTAGATAAACATTCCCATTTTCTTTCTGATGAATTGCGTAAATCTGGTTACGATGTTTACTCCGTTCAAGACGGCAAAGAAATAGAATTTCACGTAACCAAGCTCAATGCCTATGTTGCTACCGTAAAAGGCCAGCTACAGTCAGATGCGTTGGTTTTTAAAGTATTAGAAATGCCTAAAGAATTTACCAGAGCTATTGCTGGAGCGGCAACCGAAAAAGCCCTATCTTGTAATACGCCCAAAATCCGCATCGAGAAATAATATGAGCGTAAAGATCTTTTATTCTAAAAAAATCGCTACTTACGATCCAGATAAGCCCTTGCAGCATCAGTTGAAAGGTTGCAAAAAGGTCGTAATAGAATACGAACCTAAAGATTCTTCCATCGATAGGTTTATTGATGAAATTGAACAACTTTGTGATAAAAACAATAGCACTGTCTTAAACATAAATTTGGTTCATAACGACTTTATAGCTGGTGCTAAGTTAAAAAAACGCGTAAAAAAATTAGAAACAAATACCTCTGTAAACACGCTTATAAAAATGATGGCGTCTGGGTATTCAGAAACAGATAAGAAACTGGAGCAAATTGCTTCTATCTGTACAGAGGGTGACTGCAATGGCAAAGAGAAAGCCTAACGGAATTCAGGCAGATACTATCAATCGATATAGCCCGTTTACTCAACTCTCTTTTGATTTGAAGAGACAGGATGTTTTCGTTACCAGTTTTGCTATTGATTTCTTGCATTACAAGGCTATGCCTAGCCCTATAGGCAAAAAAGATAGAGGCGACTATCGCCGCCAAGATGGCGTAGATACGATCACGTCTAATGGTATGATTTATAAATGCTCTGGTGTTTTCTCAGCCACAATGGTGGATAATGAGCGTAAACAGAGAAAAGGCGACATCGGCACTTTAGACCCTTCGACTGGTAGAATCATCATGCCTCGTTTTTACAACAAAGACGGTACCAAAGGCAACTTGGCAGATGGCAAACGTATCTATTTGGCACCAGGAGATCGGCTTTACATAGCAGATCCAGTTGCTGACGTGAAAGTAGAAAATTACCAGGAAATGGACTATGAGCCTGGAATCGACAATGAAGCAAAATTTGCCATTGTGGAACTAGCGCTTCCTATTGTGGATAGCCGAAACATCGAATATACAGAAAATGTAGATTTTTCAATCACTTGCGATGGAAACGTCCGATGGCTTGATAGTGGAAAAAATCCTGGTATTGATCCAACTACTGGAAAGGGTAGGATTTATTCAATTCGCTACCGATACAAGGCTTATTGGTATGTAACCATGATACCAAAAGAAGTTCGGGTGACCAATGTTACTACGGATGGCATTAGATCTCCCGAAAGAATGGCTTATCATGCGGTTATCACTCGGGAATATATGTATCATAATCAGAACAAGGGTGATGCTGTAAACCAGCTTGAGTCTAAAGATCCCAAAAGGGCTCAAAGCGAACCAGTTCGGTCGATTACTCCAAATAAGTTTGTTGTACCCGTAGACATGAGCGCTATTGGCGAAGAAAATAGCGACGAAGACTAATCTTTAATGTGAACTAAGTATAAGGAATCAAATCATTTATGGCAGCTAAAAATATCAGAAATGTACAAGGCAAAAAAGTAGAAGATGTTCCTGTAATCGCGAACAATATCTACAACAATGCTGCGGGTGCTCAAAAAAATGCTGAAGTGGGCAGATTTCTTGTCCCATTAAACATTGATGGATCAACTTATACCACAGATGCCACCACCGCCCGCAGACTTCCTTCTAAGGGTCGCAACGTCGCTGTGTACAACAACAGTGGGGTTGTTCACTCTATAACTGCTGGCGATAGAGATGTTGCTGCCATGGTGGCGCTCGCGATAGGCGTTGTGGACAATGCCACCAGACGTGTAGGTATTGCTTGTCCTCCAAACGCATGGACTTATGTTGCTCTGTACGAACAACAAGATGTAATTTCCGACAATGCAGCTCTTCTTGTATATCTAATCGAAGACGACACTTTTATCAAACAAGAAGCTTCCAGATAAGGGGATTCAATGTCTTTCGGCAACTCCTTTCTTAAAAAAGCGTTAGGCGAAGATTTTTTTGAATCTTTGCAAAAAGTTGAGCTTTATAAGCAAGGCACTCGCACGACCGTAGATCCAGAGGAAATTGCCACGGCCCTTCAGATTGTACCAAGAACCTTGATGGCGTTTTTGGTGAACACTCTTTCTCCTTTAAAGGTAGGAGACAACAAAAGAATTCAGCTCCCTCTTCAAGAATCTGGCGTATTCCTCAATGCCACCAAGCTGGAGCGCGACGTTTATATTGGCAATATTGAGCAAGCCGGTAAGATTGTGACTGAGTATAAATTCAGATCCATTCCAGGGATTGGACTTATTATCATGTCAGCTTACGAGCTCTATGATATTAATAAGTTGATAGAGCCTCCAAAAGTGGAGGAAGACGTTGCCTCCAAAGTGCAACATATGATCAATGAACGTCTTGCTATACATGATATAGTTGGTCAGGTGGTCGATAAGACTATGGCTGAACGTGAAGCGCTAAACAAGCTCATGCTCATGAAACTGACCAATGAGCTCAATGCTACTAGGGAAGAATTAGAACGTGAAAGAGTAAGGCTTGCTGGCTGTGCCGTTGCTGCTCATGGTGGTGTAAAGCCTGGAGAACTCCAACCTGGTGACTACGGACACTCTGCATCTTTGGACGATGTTCTACATCTTCGTGAAAAAAACGAGAAGTTTAAAAAAGACATTGCTAACGTGGCCAGAGTTTTTTCGGAAGATCCTGCTTCTAAAAGCGATGAGTATTTACGCGGCTTGGCCAACGGAATTGCTGTTGTTGATGCTACCATAAATGATAAGGAACCAGAATTCGTGGATGCACCCAAAAAAGGCTCTCAAAAACTAAAAAACTTTGTAGAGCGCCGAAAACAGCCTCAAGAATTTTCTATTCAAATGGCCAAAGGTGAGCAAGTTGATTGCCCTGATTGTGGCAAAAACATCTTTGATGGCACTGTATTTTCTGGCTGTATTTGCTTTGGCGATGATCGCGAGCGCAAGGTTTTTGTTAGGAAAAGTGATACCGGAATCAATGTGCGTTTCTCTAAAGGCTTTGATCCTGAAAATATCGAAATGCTTCTAGATATTCTTAGGAGAAAACATGGATAATATATTTTTAGCAATGGACGCAGATAACGCAGGAAGAATGGTCGGAAGAGCCGTTCTTGCTAACGATGTTGCTGCTCTTACCGAAGTAAGCTCCAGAATCGATCTGGGACAAGAAATCATCGCCAGGTGGGTTCAAGAACAGGGCGGAAAAAAGATTTCTGCTGGAGGAGATGAGTTCACAGCCCAGATGCCGCCTGGTTCTATTGAAACGATTGAAGAACTTCGGAAGGACTATCAATTTGCTACGAATCTAACAATGACCGTTGGCGTAGGCAAAGATTTGTCCCAAGCTGGCAAGTCTCTTATGGCCGGAAAACTACGTGGTAAAAATATCGTAGTGATATTCGATGAAACCGTTGATTCTGAATTGCAGTCCGCACATCTACATGCTGGAGACGGAACTGGATCGGAAGAAGAAAACAAGCTAGACGAAGCGTATCTTAGCGATGGTCAACAAAACGAGCAGGGAGAGGACGCCGCCAATGATGGTCAGGGCGAATTCTCTGATGGTAAAAATCATGATAGCGAAGCCAATCGTGAGGCAAAGGGCGATGATGTTGGGCCTGGTTCTACTGAAGAAAGCCCAGGAGAGGGCGTTGAGCCTACCGCTACAGATCAACAAGCTGAACAAAATGATCAACAAGCACAATTTAACACAGATGGTGAAGAGCCTGGTCCAACCGACCCAAAAGCTCAATCCAATCCCAAAACCGAAGGTGCGGAAAAGCTAGAGGAAAAATCTATGAACGATAAATCTAACGGAAACAGTGTAAAACCAAAAAACAAGGAGATCGTAAATGAAGGCTCTAAAGAAAAAGATCCAAAAGCAGGTCAAGAAAATGTTGACAAGCTTAAAGAAAAAATTGATGAAGCCAGCCCCGAAAGCCAAAGCCAAGAAAAAGATGTAATGGAAAATATTGACGATGCAGATCTTGCAACTGGCCATGCCGATGGAAAAGGGGTGGATGACAAAGACTCCGACCAAACTCCTGGTGACATGGGCCTAGGCGATGAAGCAGAAGCTGGGGCTGAAGAAGGTGTTGATCCTCAAGATCCTAGTGCTTCTGAAGAAGAAGGCGAAGAAGATCTTAATCCAGATCAGCTTCCTGGCGAAGACAAAGAAGACCCTGACTACAAAGAAGTTCTTGGTGACGCGATTGCCTCTGAACAAGAAAACATTCAAAAAGAAAAAGTCGTACAGATGGTAGCTGAAGCCCTAGAAGTCTTCAAAAGTCAGCGCCATATTTTGGAACGAGCTAAAGAACAAGCCCCTGAGCTCTATAACGGCTCGATCAAAATGCTTCGCGCAATGATTGAAATGTCAAAATTGCTTGGTTTTGGCGATGGGCTAGAAGATCCTGAACACGATGCTCAGCAAAATGGCGCTGACTCCCTGTTTGGCAATGACGAAGACATGCCTGCCGATGACGAAGATATGCTTGCCGATGACGAAGATATGCTTGCCGATGACAAACCTTTCTTGGATGGTTCTGATTCTGAAGAAGGTGCGGAAGATAAAGAGAAGCCTGCTAGCAAACCTGAATTTCCTCCTAAGAAAGATGGTAAATCTGCTAAACCCGACGTTTCACCAGACGCTAAAGGAAAACCTAGTTTCCCCCCTAAAAAACCAGAAGGAAAACCTGCTGGAAAAAAGCCAGCGGGGCAATAGGTAGCCCCATTGGAAAACTACCGACCAAGCAAACCACCTCTCACGTAGCGCGTGAAACGTTGCCACCTGGAGCGATTAACGCTAAAGGGCAGCAAAAGGTTATCGACCCTGTTACTGGTAAAACCAGATTTATAGACAGGAAAGCCGGTGTAGTAATGAGTTCCACCGGAGTCCCTGTAAAATCGGGAGGCGTGAATGGCTCTCAAAATTAACTTAGATCTTGATAAGATAGCGGATCATTTCAAGGAGCTAGCCTACGAAGTAAAACAAGATTTAGAAAAAGGCGTTGGCAGCTTAGCTGCAATGACCCATGCTAGAGTTGCTGAGATAGCCAGTAGCGAATTGAATTCTTCTAGAAAAGAGTTTCAAGAATCTCTTGGTTTTGAAGAGATATCTCCTGGCGTTTGGGTTGTAAGCGTAGATGAAAAAGGTCTATGGGTAGAAGAAGGTATTAAGCCTAATACGGATATGAAGGAAGGCCTTCTACGAGAAGGCGCAAAAACATCGAAGGATGGCTATAAGTACAAGTCGATTCCTTTTGATCACGGCAAAGCTCCTTCGCAGATGACACCCTATGCTAAAACGCTAGTAAGTCAGATCCGATATGTTTTAAAAAAAGAAGGTATTTCTTTTAAGAAGATTGAGAATGGTCCTAATGGGAATCCTAGGCTTGGTAAATTACACAAGCTAGACATTGATTCTATGCCACCAACCTCTCGGGCAAACACTGGAGCTCTACAGGGCCTAACGATCTATCAAAGCAAAAATGCGGCTGGCAATGTTAGACGAGACATAATGACTTTTAGAACGGTTAGTGACGGTCCTAAGGGTCAAGGTAAATGGATTCACCCTGGAATGCAGGCTAAGAAGTTTTTAGACAGAGCAGCAGAATGGGCTTTAAAAGAATGGGAAGAAAAAATTCTTCCAGAGATATTAAAGAAATATTAATATGGGTATTTTTCAAGCAGATGTAGTTATCAAGACAATCGTGGAGCTCGCGTTCGATGACGTGCGCAAAAACGATTGGTTGGTTGATGATATTTTGTCTGATTGCGTAGTAAACCCTTATTTAAAAGACAAGTATGGTCAATCCCAGATAGACGCGTGCAAGGAATGGTTAAAAAACAACCAGGTAGACGTTGCTCTTGGTTATCTAGAAAATAACAAGCTTCCTCTAATAACGATCATTCTTGGGGCAAGCCAGGAGAAAGAAGGCATGAAATCCATGGCCGATCTTTCTACTGAAAGCAAGATTCTCTTGCCAAATGAGATTGGCAAACCGATCCCTTTTGTAATAAAACCATTTGTACCCGCTGGGTATGATCAGAATACTGGTATCGTTTCTTTGCCTCAGTCCGTTATAGATAAGGATTCTATTGCAGAAGGTATGATCCTGGTAAATCCAGAAAATGGCACGGGGTATATCATACAAGAAATTGTTCCAGAAGGTGTGCGTATCGAAGCTGGTATGGAAATTGATGCTACCCAGCTTGCAGTTGTACCCCAGTATCAATACTATGTCGCCAGAATAGAACATTCTTTTTTTCAAGAATCACATACGATCAAGTGTACTGCGCACGGAAATGCTCAAGTATGTCTCTGGATGTGGGGTATAGTAAAATACGCCCTAATGCGCTACCGTGAAGGTCTTTTGGAAGCCAATGGCTTTTCTGAGAGTGTTCTTTCTAGCGGCGATTTGGCCCCAGACCCCCTGTTTCCTGGAGAGGGTGGCGAATTAGCATGGAGCCGAGCCATAGGCCTGACTGGACAAGTCGAGAATACATGGATCAAATCTCCACATCGTGTGATTGAAAAGATATCCTTAAAAGAGCTTACTCCAGGCGAAGCTCCTGGTTTTAGAGGCGGAATCAAGATTTTGAGCAATTTAGATTCTCCAGATTTTTTAGATAACAACTCCGAATGCTGGACAACTGTTGACGAAAATGAGGAATAACTCAGGTTGTAAAAATAAACCCTAATAAATTCATGGGATTATCTCGTTAAACAAGATCCCACGTAATCTTAGAGTATATAAGAGTATTACAAGAGGCAATGATGAAACACTACACCGCAAAACAAGTAGCTCTAGAAGTCTTGAAAAAAGCAGACGAATGTCTTAAGAAGTCTGAAATGCTCAAGAAAGAGCATGTTGAAAAAGACGCCACTCCTCCAAACGGTGTTAGAGCCCAAATAGCTCCTGAAAAGAATCCTAAAGAAAAGAAGGAAGAAAAAGGAACTGATCCTACTGGGATGGCGGACTATGATGACAAGCGTTTAAAAAAATCCGAAGGTTTTTCTGGTTTAGCTAAGTTTTTAGAAGATAAAAAATCAAAACGTATGTCTAAAGGCGAAACCGGACATGAAAAAGGAATAAATACTTCTACTGATCCTTCGCAAAAAAGCAAGGTAATGATGGGAACCAGTAAAGCTGGATCTAGCTTACCAGGCGCTTCAAACAGCCCTGCTAAAAAAATAGCAGACGAAAATGAGGCTAAAGGCAAACACAAACAGGTGCTTGGCGAAATGAAGCAAATGCCTAAACCAAAGTTGCCGGTGTAGTTATGGCAAAAAACCGCGATTACAAAGAAGATCCCCAAAATATGAGTATGCAAGAGGCTAGAGCGGCAAGGTTGGCCATGGCCAAACCTAAAGCGCCCAAAGAGCTCTCAGAATCTCAAAAACGTGAAGCTTTCCGTCTTCATTGGGCAAAAGAAAAGGCAAGTTACGGAAAAACAAGAGATCTAGAAGAAATTCTCTGGCTGCATCTTAAGGCTACAAAGATGGATTCCCCAGAAAAATTTGACGATGGTTTAAAACATTTTGGACTTAAAAAAGAAGAGTAAGAGGAGACACCCATGGCTCAAAGATTAGTAACTAGTTTCGTAAATACAAATGTACCTGGCGCTTACCCCAATCAAAGCGTTATTAGCAAGCCAGTAGGCTTTGCTTCTTCTGGTAACATCGTTATCATTGGAGAAGCTGATGGTGGTGACAACTTCGCTAACGTGGATCTGAAGAAGAATTTCTTTGGTCCTAGTCAAGCGGCAAAAGTTGCCCAACAGTACATCCGTGGATCTCTTGTAGACGCCATGAATGCACTTGCTGGACCTTCTGCTGATCCAGAAATTGTTGGATCTGCAAATCGTATTTATATCTTAAAAACCAACTCTGGAAGCCAGGCTTCTGCCTTGGTTGATACCGATTATGGCACACTGAAGGATAAAAACTGGGGCTTGGATGGTAATAAATACAATTTCAAAGTAACCCAAGTGGCAGCAGAGGCCGCTCCAGAAATTTCTGGTATTACAATCGTTACTTTTGGAGCCACCTTGAACGGTGCTTCTTTCAGTCTCCGCCAAAATGGTGGTGCTGCTGTTGTAATTGCTCTTAGCGGAATCGCTGGTGACCATGCGGACCAGGCCACTTTGATCATTGAACTTAACAGTTTGCTTCCTATTGGTGTCACTGCCTCTGCTGGCGCTGCTATTAATAGTATCAAGCTTGCTATGGCCGTAGATGCTGCTGCTAACCGTAAGGGTTGGGCTAAATCTCTTGAGCTTATCGATTCCACCCCAGGCGATCTCGCTGCTCTTGGACACGATGAAAACTTAATCGTTTCCGCTCAAGAAGCTGAAATTGAACTTTCCATTGCTCGCGCCGATACGAATCTAAGCGAAGTATGGGATATCGATGCTGAAGTTGCCTTTCAAATTGGATATCTTGGCACAACCGCTACTATGACCATAAATCAATCGGCTAAGACCCTAACCACTACCGTAACAGGTGGTGCTGGTAGTAACTTGAGCTTAAGTCTGGCGAACTTTGCAACCCTTGGAAATTTGTCTGCTTTCATTGCTACTCAACCTGGATACTCTGCTGCTATTCCGGCTGCATCATTGCAATTGGCACCTTCTTCCTTGGACGCTGTTACTGCAATCGGTATCGGCGCAAGTGTTGCTGGTGACATGCCTGGACGTGTAAAACGCGGTCTCTATGATTTCAAAGTATCTGTTGGTCAATCTCGCGCTCTTGCTTTTACTGCAATTGCCCAAGCTGGCCTGCCTGATGCTTCTGCTACCGCCTACTTAGCAGGTGGTCTAAAGGGCGCAACTACGGCTGCTCAAGTTGCCGCTGCTATCGCAAAGCTTTCTGGTCTATCTGTGAACATTATTGTTCCCCTGTTTTCCCGCGACGCTAGTGCCGATATCGCTGACGCTTTAACTGACAGTGCTTCAACCTATACAATTGATGCTATTCACGCTCTTGTGAAAACTCATTGCTTGACCTATTCAACCCCTAAACTTAAGAAACATCGCTCTGCAGTGCTTTCTTTCTGGGGCACCTTTGCTCAGGCCCAACAAAAAGCTCAACAGTTGGCCCAATACCGTTGTGCCATGACCATGCAACGTGCTACTCAAGTTAGCTCTACTACAAACCAAAGTGAAGTTTTCTTGCCCTGGATGAATGCGGTAATCGCAGCTGGAATGCAAGCTGGTGGTTTTTATAAAGCTATTGTCAATAAGCTTGCTAACGTGATTAGCTTTGAAGATCCTGCTGGATTTGATTCTGGTGACCCAGACGATAACAGCACTGCACTCGACGCTGGCCTGATGTTCTTGACTCAAGAAGACAATGATGGCCCTCGTTGGGTTTCTGACCAAACCACCTATGGTTTTGATACGAACTTTGTATACAACAGCTTCCAAGCGGTATACTTGTCCGATTCTCTAACCTTAGACCTTGCCTCTAGCTTTCAAAAAGCTTTTACTGGCAAAAACGTAGCAGATATCGATGCAGGTGCCGCTCGCGGATTCTTGCACCAGAAGATGGCTGAATACAAGCGTCTAAAAATGATTGCTTCCAGTGTTGATGCTCCCTTGGGCTTCAAAAACGAAAATGTTGTAGTTGCCCCCCCAGAACTCGATATCGCTGTTGAAGTAAAACTCGCTACTGCGATTTACTTTATACCAATTGATGTGAGTTTCTCGCAAGTAATTCAGACATCGGCTTAATAGATTAAAGAAGGAGAACACTTATGAGTAAGGTAGTAGTAGGCGGACGTGCCAAAGTTTATATAGATAACCAGCTAGTTGGTATCTTTGAATCCTGTACGATATCCAATACCACAGGAACAGAGCCTATCCACTTGCTTGGGCGATACAGTCCAGACGAAATCGCGATCATTTCCCAAGAAGCAGTGAACATAAACTGTGCGGGTTTTCGCGTAGTTGGCTCTGGCAAACATACATTGCCCAAGGCACCAAAAGTTCAAGATCTTTTGAATTTTGAACCTTTTACGATAGTGATCACTGACCGTCAAACCGGTGTGACCCTGGAAACCGTTCTTGGTGTAGTACCTACCAGCAACAATAGCAACTATAATGCCAAGGCTACCAGCCGCGTAAATATTAGTTATGTTGGAATTCTGAACAGTGATGAGTCCGGCGCTCAAGATGAAGCTGGTGCTGTTAGTCTTCCTTAACAAAAACAAATAGTCAAACAGAAACAGGGCCGAAAGGCCCTTTTTTTATTTTAAAAATGAGGTTATCTTGACCTCCTGCCCACGCCTAAAATCATAGATTTTATTAGCAAGCAATCTTAAAAGTAACACTATGGCCACACAAACTAAAGATACCACGTCAGCAGCGTCCCAAGTCGCTTTAGACGCTATTACGGCGGCAGCAAATGCTAAATTCATAGCAGAGGCTGATGCTATAATACTTGACAGGGAAGCTCTAGGTCAAAAATTTGTAAAGCTTACCCTAACGCCTGATGCTAATATAGCCGATATTATAGAATATTATCGTGGATTTGGATATGCTATTGCTCCCCCAAAAGCAACTGGGTGGCAAGCAGGTCAGCCAGCTCAGCTTTTTGGGTGGCTATGGGAAGCCTATTGGAATCAAAACATCGCATTGATCGATTATGATTCAAGAACCGTGATTATTTCCTGGAAATAGGGGTAAGCGCCTAATCTTTGTATTGTACGCATGGGCGTACAATCGTATTGCGTAAGCATACATTGGCAAAGGTGACGCATGGCTATTGAACAAAAATGGCTCTCTGTACCGCCTCGACTTTTTACAGTCGATGGCAGTAGCTTAGGGATAATTACATTGGCTAACGCTAAGGGCTTTAAGGTAAAGCAATTAGTTGTCATTTCTGCCGTATCTCTCCCAGATTTAAGACTACAGGTTAAAAGAGTCATCTCTGACAATCAGCTGATTGTAGGTCCAATACCTACTAGGGCTGGCGAATCTCTTTTGACCAAAAGGTCTGATCTGTCTGCCTACACTGTATCTTTAGGCGCATTTGTATACGCAGAAGAGCAAGAAAAAGCCAAACTAAAACCTGATGATATTTGGCAGGCCGTATACGACCAAGAACCCACTGTTGCTGTCAGAACAGTTGGTGTTGACCAATTTGGTCGATATTATGAGACTGACAACCCTCTTCCAGTTAGATTGTCGGATGGCTCCATCAATATTGGTACCGTCAATGCTGAACTAGAGGTTCAGCTAAGCCACTTAGACAATTCACCAAATCCAGGCGATGTTCATGATTCTATTAGGATTGGTGGCGCTAGCGGGAATGAACTAGAGGTTCTAGACGACAAGTCTATCAATGTTCACGTTCTTGACACTCCTGTTGCCAATTCTGGCCTGTCTTGGTCCTACAATGAGGTTTCAGCTATCCCATCGGGCGTAGAAACGACTATCATCACTGTTTTGGGCGCTCCTGTCCAAAAGAGAATTCAGAAGATAGAGGTGTCAGGAGAGAACGTAGCCGAGATACGTGTAAAAATTGATGGTAGCACCATGTCCAAAAAAAGGCTATGGCACACTAGATTTGACACAACGTTTGATTTTGAACAATTTGCCAATGGCGTCAAGCTGTTAGCGGGCCAAACACTTACTGTCACCGTGTTACATGGGCGATCTTCTGCAGGAGATTTTGAGACAACTGTTTGGTATTTATAAGCTTTTTCAACTATAACAAGACACATCACAATCTTTAGAGCAAGGAACAGGCATGAACAAAAATCTAGAAATCAAAAAAAGACAAGTAGAAATTTTACGAGTACAAGCAGCTAAAGCTGAGCAAGAACTCAAAATAGAAGAAGCTCATGACCAAATCGAACGTCTTAAAAATGCCATGAAGGTTCAAGACGAGAGAGTTTTACAACTTGAAAAAGAACTTGAAGAGCTTAACAAAAGTTCTCAATAACGGGAGATAAGAGATGCCAACAGATTATAAAAGTGGTTTGCCAGTACGTACAGAATCGGATGGCGCTGATGAACGCTTACACGTAAAAATAGTAGACGGTACTAATCCTGCGGTCAACCAAATGACCGTAGATAGTGATCAAAACGCCCACGCAGAAATGCATGGTAATGATCCTTTGGGAGTAGATAGGGTAGTTAGAACTTCCGAATTAGGGGCTTTAACTCCTGATGGCGTATATGATGCGTCTGATAATACTAAGCCTGGAAACTCTGGTCTTATTGCAAGTGTCAGGGACGCTTCTCCCAGCGATACCACCCAAACACAGCGAGTTACTGCTGTAACAAATAGCACCAAGCGATTGCTTGACGTTTCCATGCATGATGAAAATGGGGATGCTTTTAGCGCATCTAATCCATTGCCCGTAACCAGTGTAGATTCTGAAGGTGACGAGGTAAATGATTATGTTACAGCAACAGTAGCAAAAGATGCCACTTCAGATCACGACTATACTGTTACTGTGGCTAAAACCCTTAAGCTAAGCCAAATTTGGGCTAGCGCTTCTGGAAAAATGAAAATTGAGGTAAAGGTTGAAACTGCTGTAGCTAGCGGAACCTTTCTGACTAAATTTGTTGGTTTCAACTCTACTGCCAATACAAATGTAAACATAGATATTAAGGAAAATATAGCAGTTGCTGCCGGAGTAAGGGTTAGGATTACAAAAACCAACCTAGACAACCAGCCACAGGATTTGTACAGCACAATTTCTGGACATGAGATTTAATAATTAACTTAAATTAAGGTAGGGGGATCGGGAATAACATCTCCATTCCCCTTAATTTTATGCCAGATCTGACAGGGAAAGAAGCATCGCAATCAATCAAAATCACTGGCGCGGATAGCGCTGGTGCGGAAACTAATTATGTTGGCGCTGCTGAAAATGGAAATTTAAAAACTACAGACGGCTTATCTGGAGGCGGGATACAGGGCTCTTTAATACTTACAACGGCTAATACCGCCTATGAAGCCAAGGTTGGGGGGTCTCCTCTTGCAAATAGAAAAAGTTTAGTCATTACGGCCATAGATGCAAATATGTTTTGGGGATATACTAACGGAGTAACAACTAGCAACGGACAGCCTCTTCAAAAGGGCAGAAGTATAATTTTCTCCATCGACCCAACAACAGCGAACACCTTCAAGATATGGGTGGTGTGCGGAAGTTCTGGAAAACAAATTAATGTTGCGGAGTCTCCGTAATGCCTAAAAGTTCACAGATAGGCATAACGGACGTTGCCAGCTCTATTCCGTTCGACAATTCTACTAATGGCTTTGCAGCTACAGACGTACAAACCGCTATTGAAGAAGTTAGAACTTCTTTTAATGGGAAGGGTTATCAGCTAACTTTCGTTGCAAACGGAACCGCAACAAATACCTGGTTGAGTCAAGAAGACGCGAACGTACCGTCTAGTGCAAGTCCTGCAATGGTAGCCTATAAATCAAGATTAGTAGGAATAACATTTGTCAACAACAATGTCAATGTGAATACGATAATAAGAATAGCTATATCTAATAAGGCCACCACGAATAATACAATAAATAGGGCTTACAAATGGACCTTGGATAATGTCAGGACGGCATCGAAAACAGATGACCAATTAGGATTCACGTTGGAGGCTGGAGATAAGGTTGGAGTTTATATGGAAGACACTGGCGGTAACCCTTCGGACGTGGTTATTGTAATGCATTTTATTGTTACAGATGCGACTTCTCAATCTATAACAGGAAACCATAGTGGTAATTTTTCTAGTGGTGGTTTTCCTGCTCTTACAGAAATCTTTACTTAGGGAACCATTATGATCAAGTATATAAAGAATGCTACACAAAATACAATAACCTATCTAGGACAAGATATTTTTACCGGATCTTATTATGAGATACCTGCTGCTAAAGAATTAGCACTATCTAACAACTCAGCTTTATTGACAGATATCGCTAATGGCATCGCAGTAATATCAAAAACAGATGATAGCAGTGGAAACATAACGGATATTTCTACTGCTATAAATTATCTTAAAAACATAGATTCTTCTCAAAGAGACTCGGATGGAGCAGTTCTTTCTAGGGCAAAAATAACCACAACAGGATGGCATTACCAGATTCAAGGTGTTGAATTTGAAACCAGCAAATTAGACTCATTGCACTCTAAAAAAGCTGATAATTCTGATTATGGTTTTACTGTTATGAAGTTCCATGAATTGATAAGTGGTGTGGAAACAGAAATCACTGGTAACAATTTAAACCAACAATATCTTGATGCAAATTGTATTAAAACCCTTATGGATTGGGAAACAAATTATGATATCGAAATACTTGGCGGTATGCTAAAACAAGCAACAGCAACTACCGAGGACATAAGATTGTGGGTAATAGGCGTTCCAGATGTTCCAGAAGCATATGGGGGATCAAAATCTTTTGTTACAAACGTTAATTTAAAATATCTAGATGGTACCGGAGTAAAAGTTGACGGTAAAACTGCAAAATATTTAACATATAGTGCTCAAAATCATACGAGCAAGATTAGACTTATTTTTAGGCACCCAGTGGGATGCAATCATAAGCTTTTGATGATTTTTGAACTTTTCAAGGCGTAGCCATGCAAAAACTCATTGTGGGTTTTAGCAAACCAAAATCAAGATACGCTATTGGTAGTTACCTTATAAGGGCCGCAGAGCGATCTTCCTATTCACACGTTTTCTTGCGATGGTATTCCAACAGTCTAGAACGTGACATGGTGTACCAAGCTAGTCATGGAATGGTGCATTTTGTTTCTGGAGAAAGATTTGATAGAGATGCGGAAACCGTCACGTCTTACGAGGTTGACCTAGCGGAAGAAGAGCTGAGAGAGGTTGTAAAAAAATGCGTAGATCTAGCTGGTACAAAATACGGAACACTGGCCCTGATAGGTATGGCCTTTGAGAGAGTCACTGGAATCAAGAGTCCTTTCAGAGATAGGGATAGAACTTTTGTGTGCAGTGAGCTCGTCGGTGAAGTTCTCAGGCAAACCGGTATAGCAGATGTGGCAATAGACTTAGAACTTGCAGGGCCTAAAAAACTAGAATCTGCAATTGCTTCTATTTCAAGGTTTCGCTATCGTAGCTGACCAGCACCCCATACGGCGGCACCTGTAACTACAACGCCTAGGCCAAACATAACCCAACTATTTTTAGCCTGAAGAGAATCGATTTTATTCAAACGGTCCTCCAACCTGTAAGTAGTGTTCATCCAGAGCTCTAAACGTTCATTTGATTTAGACAGGGCTAGGTCTTTGAGCTCAATAGATCTGTTTAGTAGCGCTACCTGTTGGGTAGCGATCTCAAGATCCTGCTTCATCTCGCCTACCTTTATGTGACATTCTTTTGAATAGGCTCTGCGTCCATCCGGCAATGTTTCAATATCGGTCTTGAAATTACATTCAGCAAAAGCGGTGGTGGAAATCATACACATTGCCAAAATCATAGTTAATAGTTTTTTCACGATTTATTCCAATCTTCGCCAACCGTAGGCTTATTTTTACTTAAAGCTGCGGCTTGTTTGCGGAGCTCTTCTGCAGCAGCACTGGCAGCGGCTTGCTCCTGTGCCAATTCCTTGTCTTTCTGTTCAGTTTCGATTGCGATCTTGCGACTATCATTTACAAGCAAATCGATCAATACTGACCTAAACTTGTAAGCAACTATAGCCAATCCCAATGGAACGACCAATAGCCAAAATGCTAGTCGATTGTTTCGCCACAAAGATTTTAGTTTTTCATCCATTTTATCCCCAAACTTTCTTCATCTAATTTTCACGCAAGGAAACCCCCTTTAGGGAGGGGTTATTTACTTTAAGTCCAATTCTTTCTCATCGTTAGATTCATCTGTATCAGCAAGGGCTGTTGGTTCTGTTGGGGTTTCTTTGCCCATTACAGCACTTACTGTCCTAACTATGTGTTCTACGCCGTTTGCAGCGAAAAACGAGATGGTAGTGCCTTTAAGCAGGTCTACGAACTGATTTCCATCCAAATAGCCTTTTACTCGAAAAACAATTCCCACGGCAAAAAGAGCCAGCATTAGCAAGAACTTACGGAATCCGAAAATTAGATTAAAGATTTCAGCTACTTTCTGTTTCACAATGATCCCTCTATTGGCTTATATCACATAATGCTGTAATCTTATAATACAAATGGAGATATTCTTGTGATTAACGAAACAAACAGTTTGGTGACTCTGGCTGGCCTGGTCATTACCCTTGGTACAGCCCTTTTAACGATCATGAAGGTCAACAGGACTGTAAAAAAGGATAAAGAAGAGCAAGAGGCCAAGATTCTGCAGCAAGCCAAGGAAGAGGATGAGCTTATTCGTACACAGTTTGAGGCCAAAATCTATTCTCAAGAGCAAAAACTTGAGAATCTTAGAGAGTCATTTGTTAAGGATATCGAGCACTTGCGCGAAAATCATAGTGGTCAAATCTCTAATTTAGGTGAAAAAATTGAACAATTGCGAGATGAGCTTCGTACTCAACATGGTCAAATGGTCGTACTGCTCAGCAAATTAATAGACAATCGTTAAAGACACTTACAAGAATCGTGCATTAGCTTTTGGAAGTTTTTGTTTTCTAGGGCTGTTTTCTTATTCCAGTACTTTTTACCCTTCAAAAAGATCAGTTTACACTGCTTATCGCAGAATTGCATTTTAGTGCCTTTCATCTTGCTTATGAAATGCCCCCCATGGCCTTCTACGACCGTGAACAAAGGGCCTATACAGCGTTTACAGCGGTCGCAGATGTCTTTACCTAGCTTATGCGCCATATCAGTGTCCAGCCCGTCTGTGGCGATTATAGAGATCCACAGAGCTAGACGGCCACCTAAGAAGCATTTCGTCTAAGACACTCATCCTTTTCTCAGCACAAAACCAGCTTCTTCAGCTTCTTTTTTAGCAAGAACTGTGCCGCCGCGTTCGCCTTCAAGGGCTGTACGTTTATAGTCGATATGCTTGAAATACACAAAGCCGCCCTTTGGCACCTCGATCTTATACACAACACTAGTTTCAGGATCTTGGAACATTGCTCCAACACCTAAGGCTTGCATTGCAGCCTCAAGATGTTCACGCACAGTGTTAGTTTCTTTCTGCTTTGCTTCCAAATCTTTGGCTAGAGTCAAAAATGTCTGTTGTTCATTGGTCATTAGCTTACCCTCTGTTTTTTTCTGCTGTTATATGAAAATAAAAACTTCCTAAACACCCCAAAATGTAAGGTGTCGTGATCAGTATTCTCAGGCTTGCACATCTCAGCAACTGCCTGATCAAGCTGAGTAGCGTCGAATTTGAATTCCTGTAAACAAATCTTTATCACATTTTTGAAGCTACCATGGAATACCGCTTTAACGCCTACCACCAAGGTCCATTCACCATTATCGCTATTGATCAATTCGTACATAAATTCTCCATAAAATAAGTATCTCCTATTTTTTATTACTAGTCAAGCACTATGAGCCAAAAAGAAGCGTAATGATTTCAATAACTTACATAATAAATTAAAAAAATTTGTATTTTCTTTGTATTTTCTTTGTATTTTTCTTGTTTTGTATGATATTCACTACGCAGTAGTACTAAGTTTAGGTAAGTTCCATACAGCTTCGCTGCATAGCTAAATTATAGCTAATTAAATAACCAAAAGCCA